CGCTGGCCAGCCCGGCGCTCACCGGCACGCCAACCGCACCGACCGCAGCGCAGACGGCCAACAACACCCAGATCGCCACCACAGCGTTTGTGAAGGCGGCGCTGGCAGCTCTGGTAGATTCAGCACCGGGAGCCCTGGATACCCTGAACGAGCTGGCGACGGCGCTGGGTAACGATCCAAACTTCGCCACCACCATGACCAACCTGCTGGCGCTTAAAGCCCCGCTGGCCAGTCCGGCGCTCACCGGCAAACCTACCGCGCCAACAGCATTGCAGTCGTCAAACGACACTCAGCTCGCAACAACCGAATTTGTCACCCGTGCAGTGGCACCCGCATTGCTGGTCCGTGGCGGAATTCCTGCCAGTTCGAACATTAACAACTTTGGGCCAACTCCCGAATATAACGGAGTGTGGGGGCAATCGAGCGTAAGTACCACCGCCGCTGACATTGCGAATGGTTATCCAGCTGCTGAACGAGGAGTTTTAGAAGTTTTCCCTGGTGGGCGTTTCAACGGCACGCAGCGGTACACTACTGATGGAGGTCGTTTTTTCATCCGCTGGCTTACTGCGACATGGAATCCTGCAAGCCCTTCATGGTCTGACTGGATCGAGATTGGCGGTTTAAGCTCAAATACAGTCCTTCCGGCCTCTGTCACAACGCTTTCGGATGCTACCTACTTTGCGCAAAATCAGACTTACATATTGTCAGGAACGCGCACAGATAGCCCTGCAGGACTGAGTTCTGGACAGAACAACGCGATCATCATGTCAATGCGCCGCGCTGGCGGGACGATCATGGGCCTGCACCAGACGCTGTTCACTTCTGTAGGAACTTACGAGCGATACGGCGCACCAAACGCAGCAAACGGATGGACCTCTGTAAACTGGTACGCTGGCGGTGATGCTAACGGCTGGCGGTTGGTCGGCGCGGATGCTATGGCGACACTTGGAATTGGCCTGTCAGACGTCGCACCTAACGACCCTTTCGACTGGCAGCAGATCGATATGGTTACTGGCCAGAAGAGACTAACCACATTTACTGCCACCGCATGGGTAAACACCCCCACGGGCATTACGTATAACTCAGGCACAAACGTCGATATTACATGCGTTATCAATCAGCCAAACCGCCTTGTTTTGCGCCTTACGTCCAATGCACAAACAAATGGTAATCGTGCTGAGTATGTAGTTACCTGTACCGGGGCGAAAGGTAGCCGGACGTTTACTGTTATTCAGAGCTTTAACAACGACTCATCTACAGTGGTCCCTGTTGCCAACGGCGGCACTGGATCATCTACTCCATCAGGGGCACTCGCTAATCTTGGAGGGGCGCCACTTGTCAGCCCGGGATTGACCGGCACGCCAACCGCCCCGACCGCAGCGCAGACGGCCAACAACACCCAGATCGCCACCACAGCATTTGTGAAGGCGGCGCTCGCAGCCCTGGTGGATTCAGCGCCGGGAGCCCTGGACACGCTGAACGAGCTGGCGACGGCGCTGGACAATGACCCTAATTTCGCCACCACTATGACCAGCCTGCTGGCGCTCAAAGCCCCGCTGGCCAGCCCGGCGCTCACCGGTACGCCAACAGGGCCGACCGCAGCGGCGGGCACTAACACCACGCAGCTGTCCACCACGGCGTTCGTGCAGGCTGCGATCACAGCCCTGAACACCACGATCAACACCGCCCTGAACCTCAAGGCGCCGCTGGCCAGCCCGGCCCTGACCGGCACGCCGACCGCGCCGACCGCAGCGCAGACGGCCAACAACACCCAGATCGCTACCACGGCATTCGTGAAGGCGGCGCTGGCAGCCCTGGTGGATTCCGCACCGGGAACCCTGGATACCCTGAACGAACTGGCAACGGCGCTGGGTAACGATCCTAACTTTGCCACTACCATGACCAACCTGCTGGCGCTTAAAGCCCCGCTGGCCAGTCCGGCGCTCACCGGCACGCCGACCGCGCCGACCGTTGCGCAGACCGTCAATAACACGCAGATCGCTACCACGGCATTCGTGCAGGCCGCGATCGCCGCGCTTAACACCACGATCAACACCGCCCTGAACCTCAAGGCCCCGCTGGCCAGCCCGGCGCTCACCGGCACGCCAACCGCACCGACCGCAGCGCAGACGGCCAACAACACCCAGATCGCCACCACAGCATTTGTGAAGGCGGCGCTGGCAGCTCTGGTGGATTCCGCACCGGGAACCCTGGATACCCTGAACGAGCTGGCAACGGCGCTGGGCAATGACCCTAATTTCGCAACAACAGTCACTAATGCGTTAGCGGGTAAGCAGCCTATTCATGCGGCATTAACGTCTTTCTCAGGGCTTGTTGGAGCTGCCAATAAGTTGCCTTATTTCGTCGGTAAGGATCTATTGGTGTTGGCCGACTTTACGGCTTTTGCTAGGACCTTACTTTCACGCAGTAGCGCAGCGCTGGTACGCGCGGATTTGAACATTCTTTCAGGTCCAGGTTGGTACAAGCTAGGCGATCTACTGATCCAGTACGGAACAATAGATTTCACTGGTGCAACAACCAAAACAGTCAACTTCCCAATCAGATACCCAACAAAGGTGGATCAGGTAATTGTATCTGATGCGGGATGGGGTGGCGGGAATACGTGGGGCGCGACCGAACAACAACCGATCGGCTTCACTGCACATGTCAATGTCGCTGATGAGGGCGGTCAGTGGATTTCTTTCGGGAGCTAATATGAGTGAATATGTTTATAGCGCAAATGAGAATGCATTTTTCCCAAACTCTTTAAGAGATTCTTATGAGCAGGCTGGAACATGGCCTTTCGACGGGTTGGAGGTGAGCATTGAAATTGCTGGCGAATTTATGGGAAATCCTCCCCCTGGTAAGCAACGTGCCGCAGGGGCTAACGGAATGCCCTGTTGGGAGGACATTCCACCACCCACGCCTGAGCAGACAAAAGCGGCGGCAATTGCAAAAGCAACAGCCTTGCGCAAAGAGGCGGATTCGGTAATAGCCCCCCTGAAAGATGCATTAGACGGCGGTTATATTGACGAGAAAGATAAACCCTGGCTGATGGAATGGCAGAAGTATCGATATGCTCTAACGAAAATCGACCCTTCCACTATTCAGGCCGACGAATGGCCTAAAGCACCGGTAGAATCGGCCACATAATCTCTGAAGCCATGGGTATGTCCATGGCTTTTAATTCATACCTATCAGCTATTCATTCATCATGTAAACGGCTGTAATTAGTAGGCCTTTCATCCTAAGCCCTGCCAAACGAAACTTGTTCAATGCGAAATGCATGCACCCACCAGCAACAAACACGAATCTTTAATTTTCATATAAAAACACCTACCGCACATTCGATACTCTACGACCATCACGGCAATGGCCATAAAGGGGGGTGTGCGTGATGTTCCCAATAGATGCGGAATTGTCACATGTTGCCGTCGTTCTGTTGTTGTCGGTGCTAAGCGGAATAGGCGCATTTCTGCACGGACGGCGAGAGGGGAGGCTGACAGGCTCGAGTTTTAAGGGCCTGCTGCTCGACTTCATGACAGAAATCATCATCGCGGTAATTGCTGGCCTCATTGCGTTCTACATAGGCCAGATCCGGCAGCTTGATAAGCCACTGATCTACTTGTCAGTGCTGCTGGCAAGTAACAACGGGCAGGAGATGATCAGCACAATTAAACGCCTCAATATGGACACCATTGTGCAGGTCATTTCCAAAATACTGACTAAAAAGGGTACGGAAAAATGATCGAGTATGTCGTTGCAGCATTGAGCATTGCCGCAGTAATTGACAGGTTCGTTATTCGCCGGACAGCCGTTACAGACCTGCTGCTCGGAGAGCTGGAGTTTACTTCACAAGCCGTCAGGATCCCATTTTCATTTCGTCCTACGAGAAAACGCTTTCGCGGGGCTCAGGTATCGTATGACTTTCGGGACGTAAAAAACCCCACAACTGTCATTACAGGTCGCAGTCGCCCACTTGAGCGGGGAATGAGGGGGGTGAACAGCGAATATCTTTATATATCACGCCAAAAAATTCACTCACCTGGCAAGTGGATCATGACGGTTCGGGTAGTTCATGGAGACTCTCTATGGAATCCCTTATACCGGATATTCCCGATGGAGTATGTGGAAAGCCGTATTTGTACTATTGATAGCCTTGAGGGGTAATATGTCTTTAGTTTCTAGAAATGGGAAAAGTTATGCCTCCCTTGATTTCTCTCAAATAACGGAGAAAGGGCTTAAGCCCCTTATTGATGCGTTAAACCGAAATAACGTTACCGTAATTCAAACCTCTGCCAGCAATAAGGCAACGCGGAAAGATTCGATTCAGGTAAAGCAGGCAACAATCACGCTTCAGGATGGGCAGGAGTTACTTTTCCAGATCAACGATACCGGCGATATTTCAATGGTGAAGCTAAACGGGAAAGTCATTCCGGTACACATTGGTGAGAGCATTGCTGATGTAGCCCGTTCAGCTGGCACCGCCGCAGCCCGGAACTCCAAAAAATTCACCGATGCTTTGGCGGCTAAAGCCAAAAGAGCCATCAGTGCTGACCTCAATAAAAAAGCTTCTGTTAAATCAACTGCACAGCAAATACAGGAAGTGAAAGGCCAGTTAGCAGATAAAAAAACGTCAAACATAGCTCTTGAAGAGCAAATTAAAGGCGTGTCTTCGCAAAAAGACAAATTATCAGCACGAATAGAGCAAGCTAAAACGGAATTAGCTCAGGAGAAATCAACGGGCACGCAGCTTGAGATGCAATTAAAAGAACTGGAGAAAACGCTTAATGTTTAATAGTGAGCTTATTAATCGTGATTGCGCTATTCGCATAGTTAATTTCCACGATCATTCACCGCGGCAGCTTACTCCCGATACTGTCGAAGCGTTGCTGGAGAGTAATAGCATTCTGGAAAAGATCACTATTCAGGATCTGGAAAAATCCAGCTTTGGCAGTTATTCGTCTGATGAAAGTGAAGCGCTGCTTGAAGCCATCTCGACAACACGTAATCGCATCGCGCAAACCATGCGCGCGTTTATACGGGCGCTCAATCAGAAAATGGGCGGTACCGGCATCACCGCTGGAGATGACACTGCTGGCAGCGCAGATGACGGTACGAAAACGTTAGGCGGGGCCAGTATCGGGCGGGTTCGTCGTGTTGCCGGCTTTGCTGTTATGCCTGCGATGATCTCTCTTAGTGACGGGCAAGTGGTTACCGTAATGTTCCATAGCCCATCCGGGGATCAAGACAAAATACTCCCCGGTGATGTCCTGGTCGCGTTCCAGTTTTTGTTAAATAAAAAGGACGTCACTCACGTTGTCGCGCCCATGGGCGGGCGCGATATGTCATTGGCACAGGTCACGATGACGTTGTCGAACATCATCGAGCGCAACACGCAAAAATTCCAGCGGAACCAGAAACGTCAGCAGCGCATGAAAGCCGATCTCGCTGAGGCCCAGCAGCAGTTTGAGGCAGAGAATGAGCAGGAGCTGGCGCTACAAAGTTCTCTCGGGGAAGGGAAAGGGCAGGCGACCAACCTGGAGATCAGCCTTAACAGCCTGCAGGTGGATATTGAGCATCAGCAGGACTACAACGCGGAACTTCGTACCCGTATTGCGGAAATGAGTGAACAAATAAAAACACGCTCAGGCGGAAATGGCGGCGGGAACGTTGGCGATAATAGCAGCGCAGAAGGCCCAGCAGCTACAGTACAGCTGTCGGACATACAGACCGGCGCAATGTGGCCAACATTAAAAAAAGCCTCCGTAAGCGGTGCTAACGCTATCTGGTACACGCAATCGAATGAATTCGACATCAAAGCATCTGCCAAAATCTCCATCAACGGCGCAGCGCCCGGGGAGGCTGCCAAAAAATTATATGCGCAATATCAGGCAGCGCGCGATGCCGGTTACTCGTTCACGTATTTCCGCATTTCGGGGCTACAGGGTATTTACGTTTTCGTCAAAGATAACGAAGTGCTCACAAAGGCTGGTGCCATGGCGCTGGTGAAACCAGACGGAGATGCCGGGGCGTCTGATGTTGTGACTCCGCCACCAGCTGCTGATACCGATACTGCCAATGCCGGGAAATTCCGTTACGCGCTACGTAACCGTCCCGCCGGTATCGGCGCCGTGCCGCCAGGCCAGGCTGGATTGCTGCCACGCCCTCCAGAAAGCGATCCGTATTATGAGTATGCCCGCCACGGAATTATTACTTATGACACCGCCTTAAGTGACGAGCAAATTTCTCAGTTTGAGCTGCTTTATCTGCCTCGAGTGGAGGAATACCCGCAGCTGGCCAAAAACTTTGCGGCTGACGCCCTGGGCACTTATGCGCAGCAATACATTGAGATGGCCGCAGAAGATCCTGACACGTTTGAAAAAACGGTACGCATTAAGTTCAGAAACAGCCTGCCGAATGTGGCCTATCCGCTGGGAGAGATGAAAGCCACGTTCCTGGCTGACGTAGTCGGGGCATTACAGGCAATGGTTCAGCCACCAGAAGAAGAAAACCCACCAGGCGGAGAGAGCGAGGCGGATAAAATGGCAAACCAGGCGATCGAGTATCTGAAGTCGGTAGTTGTGATGGCCTCCAGCGACATGCAGGAGATCCGGGCGGCGCGTGGCCATGTTCGTGAAGCTATCGCCACACTGCAGGCAGCAGGGCGATTTGATGAGAATGAAGAGCTCGTAAATCAGGCGGCACAGCGGCTATCTGATCTGCTGGTGGAAATCCAGCGCGCTGGCGCCGCGGGGGTAGCAGCATGACTCTGACGGCTATTGAACGCCTGGACCTTTTGGACCAGCTTGATGAACTCATGGTGAAAGCGAGTAGCGCAAAGGGCCTGGACTTACTCGATATCAATGACCAGATCGACGACGTTATGACACGGCTCGGTTACGGCAGCGCGGCACCGACAGATGTGACGCCAGTGCCGGTGATGATCCCTGATTTGGTGACTGACTTTCTGGCCGATAAATTCGTTAATCAACCCCTGGACGATTTTCTCCTCACGCTCTACAAACTTGAGCAGTTTGTCGGTACTCAGGTGACATTCGATCAGGTGAAAATCCACTCGGCAAACTGGGTCGCCAGTGCCGGGCTGGCGGCATAGGAGGTTACGGATGTCAGTCTTTGATAACTTCCCCTATGTCGGGCATACAACCACGATCAGTACCCTTGCCGGCCAGCATGTTGATGTCTCTTATGCTGTCGCGGAAGTAGAGGATCTGGTCATTTCAAACCGGCTCGATGGCAGCATAAACGGAGATTATCCGCAGGAGTTACAGCCGCGCGATCGCACCTCACTGGAAAGCAAGCTGCAGGTTAATCGTATTGCACACAATCTCCAGCCAGAGGGTATGGCTGAATCAGAAACCAGCGCAAACGGCGCACCGATAGTCGGGTCGGACCGGATTGTGGAATCCGGGAATGGCCGCACGCTGGGGCTCTGGCGCGCGTACGCAAGCGATCAGGCTGAAGAGTACCGCAACTGGCTTCTGTCCAATGCCAGTGCGTATGGGCTGCAGGCGGATGCTGTTGCTGAGTTGGGTAAACCGGTGCTGGTGCGTATTCGTCTCACTGATGTTGATCGTGCCCAGTTTGCGAAAGATTCAAATACCCAAAACAGCGTGCCCGATAAGCCGTTTTTCGAAAAGGTTATGCCCGGCAATCTGCCGATCGACAAGAAGGCGCTTAAAAACGCCTCTCAGCTGCTCAATAGCTGCAGCAACCTGGAACAGGTTATAAGCCTTCTGCAAGCTCTGGCGCTCGCTGGAGCCCCAGAACGAGACGGTTTTGCCTACCGTCTCGGTGTTACGATTAAAAATGCCACTGACACGCTGAAAAGAACCACCCCTGAAAATACTGCCGCGCTGACGTCATACCAGGGGCTGGTAAAAAGATTGCTGGGATCAGGGCCAGACGATGTCATAGCAAAACTCGACCATCAGAGTCGCCGGGATTTTTACGAGATCCTGGGCATAAATACTTACCAGACGAAAGCATCAGACTGGCGCATGCGCTTCTCCAACGGTGAGTTGTGGCAGCTCGGCGGCCTGCTAAAGCAATTTGCTGCTGCAGCGGAAGATGAGCGGCCTGACCTTGCTCGCCAGATGACTTCGTTAATGACTAAATACTGCGGGCGCGGTCGAACTTTCGACATGACCTACCTCGGTGTGTTGCGGCAGCTCATACCTGCGGAAATGAGCGGGAAGCGCCCCGGCGAAGTGCATAACATGGTGATGATTTATTCGAAGCAGTTTGGTTCGAAGGCTTTGTCCGCAGAGGATGCAGATAAACGGATGGTCGAAAACAGTGCTGCCGGTCGTGCCGAACTTGAGAAACTGGCAATCATTGAGCGTGCGCGCGCAGCTCGCGATGCTATCCGTACAGAGGCACAAGAGCTTTCCGCGATGATGCAAGGTGCTCTAGACCAGTCGGAGATCCGTAATGCTCTGGACTGGTCACCAGCCCTGAAGGGAATGACTAATTATGATCCAGCCAAAGATAAAGTATTTGGCGCACGCTACAGCCCTTTAAGCCATTTGCTACGCTCGATGGAATATGCGTCCACCCAGGCAACCATTGAGCGAATTTCCCGAATCAACCCAGCTGTAGCGCAGCGTATTACTGACTTTTATGCAAATTATCAGGTAGCCAGAGACGATATTAGTGGGGCCTTCAAAGCTCATATTGATGGCGTTATAGAGCGTTCACAAATTAGTGATGCCCAGGCTGATGAATGGCTTAAAACGATAGATATCAGCAAAAGTGCGATCAGAGATTTTGACGCGCGCTGGGGGAAAGGATCCATCCAGGGAGAGCTGAAAAAAATTTACCGGTTGACCAATGGCAATCTGAAATCGTTACGGAAGATATCATTTAAAAAAAATGCCCGGGCATATGCCTCTGTATCAACTGGCGAGGTGGTGCTGGCAAGCACCAATGACCTATCGGTTTTATGGCATGAAGTCGGGCACCATTTTGAATTTTCCAATCCAGATCGGCTGGAGAAAGCCAAAGCCTTCCTGCGTAAACGCATGGGGCCGAAAGAGGGCTATATGCTGATTGAGGGTACAAATGATGAGGCTGCGATAAATGACTCTCTGAGCGAGAGCTATATTGGCCGGGTTTACGGTAATAAAACCCTAAGCGGTACCGATGCAACGGAAGTCTACTCCATGGCTTTCCAGTGCATTTTGGATAAACGTTATTGTGCTAACTCGGTCATCAATAATGATGAACTCCTGGACTTCTTACTCGGTGAAATTTCAGAGGTACAGAACGCATGAATGTTACGATCACGTATGGCGCTGCAACGGCCACAATTCAGTTTGAAACAGATGTGATTACTGTGCCGAACACATTCAGGCTGGTGGGGGATATTTCAAGGACGGATCTGCTGCACGATGTTTCAGTATCCGGTGCAAATGCAGCGATGGGGTACACCCTGGATGCAGAAGACTGCACCAGTTTAACATTGCTCAGAACTCTGGAGTTTATGGGTTACCAGGTCGCATGGCCGGAGGCGTGGCGCGCTCAGGCTAAAAGGTTTGACGATGAGGAGCAGGATGCTGCTGATTTTGGTATCGTGAATTAATCTCTGTTTCCTCAGGCATATAGGCATCCGTTTGGGGCCTATATGCTTTTCCACTGATGCTGATGAAGGCACATATCCACTTATCCACACCCTAGATCCTATAAAGTGATCCCACACAGATCCCAAACAGATCCAAAACAGATCCCCAGGCTCGTCCAGGCCGCGCCGCGTCTCGCTTAAACGGGGGTTGCCATGTGTCATAACATGCAAAACATGTGTCATGGCATGCAGAATATGTGTGACAGCATGAAAAATATGTGTCATAACATGCTAAAGCGTGTGTCACATCATGTAGCCTTCACGGTTATCCCCACTCTGTGTGTAACGCTCATATCTATATGTATTTAAAGAGAAAATCATAAATTAACATCTTCAGTTATAAACTGAGGACCAGGCCAAGGATTGAGCGTTATGAACAACTCTGAAATTGATGCAATTTTTATCGCTGACGCGCTAAAAAACCCGGAAGAAGTTGCCAAGCAGCTGACAGTTACCTCGAATTCGACGGTTCAGCCTGCTGTGCTTCTTCGGCTGGGCATTTTTGTTCCGGGAACCCGCTCAGTCGCGAAGGGTGAAAAGCAGGAAGTCGATGTGTCCTCAGCCTTTTCGAGCCTGGAGTTTTCACGGAAGGAAGGTTATGACCAGATCGTGATTCGAGGAGAACGGCTTAATATTACGACAGATTTCAGCGTGTGGATGGGTATCATCGCCGCGTTCAGTATGCATGGGATCAGCAGCAACACAATAAGCCTCCCGTTCACTGAGTTCGCCAAATTGTGTGGCGTGGACTCCCGCCAGTGCAATGCACGCTCGCGCAAACGGATCTTCGACTCTCTTGCCAAAATTGGTACAAAGGTTGTTCAGTTTCATCGTCGCGAAGATGGAAAAAGGTTTTTCACGCATCTGCTGAAACTGGCTGAACTTGAGCCAAAGGAAGATGTAGTGCTTTTGCAGGCCGATGAGCGCCTTTGGGAGATATACCAGGCCGACTACACCATTCTGTTAAGGAAGCACCCCTATCATCTCCTGAAAGGGAAGGAAGTGGCGCAAACGCTGTATACCTACATCGCCAGCCTGCCGGATAATCCTGCTCCTATCGCTTTCAGCCGCATCAGGGAGCGCCTTTTGCTAACGTCATCTGTGCCTGAGCAGACTCGCATGATTAAGATGGCGCTGGAATCCATGGCAAAAATTGAGTACATCGAGTATTCGATCAGCAAGAAGGGCAAGGAAAGCTTCCTGCTCATTCACAAAAGAAATAAAAAACTCAAAGCGATAGATGCCTAACATGTGTCATAGCATGTAATGGGGCCAAAAATATGTGTCACAGCCTGTGCCGTGTGGGAAATGTGTGTTTCGTGATGCTCTGGGACTCATAAACATGTGTTAGGTTATGCGGGGCAGGGGGTTGGTGCTCTTTTTTTCGGCTATAACCCGCCTGGGAAGGCCAGTTTTGCATGTTATGACACACATTTTTCATGTAGAGCATGCTGTGACACATGGTTTTGGTGGTTAGCATGCCATGACACATGTTTCAGGTGTCCGCCACGCATGCTGTGACACATGTCTCTCTTTTCAGCATGTCATGACACATGTTTTGAATCATCTCAACGCCCGGTTAAGAGCATGCCGGATAAATCTGTGCCTTCCCCTTCGTGGTTGAATACACTCCCACAGACAGGCCTAATCCCCTCTACCAGTGAACCTCTTGCCTGACACACCATGATCGTCGGGTATACCTCATCACTGATCACCTCATCCTGATTGAATTCATTGCCGCAATGATTAACGAAAAGCATAAAACCAATAAAGACCTGGGTTACAAAGGGTAGCATCGTGGAGCCTCCTGCAGGATATGGTCTGGAGGTTATAAAAGATTAGTGTTTATTGCAAAGAAAAGGCGCTTGCGCGCCTTATAACCACAATGAGTAAGTGAGTGCATTTCTGCGATCCCAATCTAATCGATGTATGGCAGGAGTGAAAATGTCTAATCGCACCGCGTTTTTAACCGCACTATCTGTTTCAGAAGCAACCAGTACCAGCCGGGCGACGAAATGCCGTGGCTATGATGTGATCGTGACCGGACAGGATGGGAAACCTGAGATCTTCACTGATTTCTCAACCCATCCCTTTGCTGGTGGCCGGGCGGCAAAAACGCTTAATTCGAAAGGCCTTAAATCTACGGCATCTGGCCGGTACCAACATCTGGTCCGGGACTGGGAGCATTACAAGGCGCTGCTGAAGCTGCCAGATTTCGGCCCTGAATCTCAGGATAAATGGGCGCTGCAGCTGATAAAGGAGTGTCGTGCGCTGGATGACGTGGACGCTGGCCGCTTTGAACTGGCGATAAGCAAATGTCGCAAAATCTGGGCAAGTCTACCGGGTGCTGGTTACGGCCAGAAGGAGCACCCGATAGAGTTCCTGATTAACGCGTACCGTAATGCTGGCGGAACGCTGGCGTAGCGAGTATCAGGAACGACGTTTTTTTATGTGAATAGAGGGGCGGCCTTTGCCAGCTCCTTTTTTCTTTGGTACCGGAACGCGCCAGAAAGGCCTGAACAGCGGTAAGCCATGCTCTTTCCGGTAATCGCATATTTTCCGCCACGAAAACATGCGCTCTTCGCGGGTTATCTTCTCTACTGGCTTACCGTTAATGTCGTAACGGAAAACGTTATTGGTGTTGGCCACCAGCATGTAATAGGCCTGGCAACGGCAGTACGTGTGTAATGCCAGATTCAGCTTATTGAGCGGCACGCGGATATGCCGTGCGTCGAGATCGTCCAGCATGTCATCACGGATGCCGTTTTTAAGCGGTATCCGCAGGCCATTTCGAAACAGGGCTGGCCAGAGTTGTTTCAGAAAACGTAGGCGCGCCTGATTTTTGCGTAACGTTTCAGGCGAGGCGTGAGAGACAAACGTTTTTTTAAGCTCGTCGATTTCTGCCCGGCGGGCGGCTTTTTTCTGCGCCTTTTCTTCCGCAGAAAGTTTGCGTGCTGGCTTACGCTTTTCAGTGTGTCCGGTTTTGCCTGATCTACTGCGCAGGCTCAGAGTATTGCGTCTGTCTTCCATTATTGCTCCTTAGATTGAATTAAGTTTTTTGCGGATTTCCGCCAGTCGTTGTTGGCCTATGGCTCTCGATTGCTCGCGAGAGGGGAGATCCTGATAGGTCTGGTCAAATTCTCTGTTGGCTTGCTCAAAGCGGCCATGGTTAAAACTGGTTGAGGCTGCTCCTGTACTCTTCGGCTTACCGGAAGTTTTCGCTTTCACCCAGCCCACAGCACGCTTAACAGCGGCTTTGGAGATGAGCTCGTGTATGGCGGTCTGCTCTAAGCAGCGTAGTTGCTTATGCTGCCCGGCGTCATGATTCTGGACGGCAGTACGTTGACGTCGGACGTCGTCAAATTCAACCGGCGCGTTATCAGGTTCGTCACGATACGCGAATATGCTGCTGTCCTCTTCGGGGATATTATTTTTTTTCTGGTGATCACTACTAACTAATAATTGGGTGCAATTCCTGGAGCCTCGGGGGATCAACTTCTGAGGGGCTTTTTTAGAGTCAGAAAAAAGCCTGGAGGTGAGCGCCAGCAGCGCTTTAAGGAAGCCCGAAAGTAATTTCTCAAACTGCTCCTGAGCACTTTTGCGGGTGGTGTCTGCATGTTGTCGGAATTTGCTGGCTGCCACCAAAAAAGCTTTCGTAAAGGTGTACTCATTGGTCATCTGACGGCCAGATTTGAAAACCTCCCGCCGGGTCAGGATCCCCGATTTAACGGCAAGTTTCAGGTGCGACCTGACCGTGTTTTCGCTTTGATAAGTCTCTCTGCTCATCGTCCCGATACTTTTGAACAGCTTATAGCCGCTTGAGGCGCAGGCATCTGCACAAACTCGCAGTAGAGTGTTCGCAGCAGGCATTGATAATACAGAGGGGGGAATGGCTTTAATCGCCTCGCAGAGGCCATAACTGTTTAAACGTCCACTACTGGTAAAAGATGCAGTGGTTGTATTGATATTAACCAATGATTTCATTATTATGCACTCAGGAATTACATTTCAATTTGAATTTTTTTAAGGGCAACTCGATGAGTTGCCTTTTTTTTGTGCTAACTATCCCGCGCCAGTCTTTGCTGGTGGATTTTCGGGGTAGGCCGGATGATAGATCGATCTGAATCACCAGATCAACAACAAACACTAAACAATTAAGGCGGCATGATGCCGCCTTAATGATGGTGCTATTGTTAAAAGTTCAGATTTGGCTCTTTGAAGGAGATGGTCGGTACGTGTTCAGCAGCTGTGGTTTTCTCAGCTGCCGGTGGGTTTTTGCGGTCGATTGGTAAGGTGGAGATCGCTGTTCTGCGGAGCCCTTCGAACATGCCTTTGACAATTTTCAGGTCTTCCGGGGTGTCCATGCTCCTGAATGCTTCGCGCTGGGTTTCGGTAACAAACACCGGTAAAGACTCCAGCATGTCATCAAGAAACGCATCGCGTGCCGCTACCTTACTGTGACTCTCCTGCAGCTGGGTTTGCAGAGCCTGAATTTCTGCTGCGTGTTCCGTTTTCAGGCCTTCGAGCATCCCTTCGTTCCCCGCTGATTTAGCTTTCTCTTCATCCAGCTGCGTGGCGAGATCGATAATCTCCCCGCGGGCTTCCAGCAGAGCAATTTCCGCTTCCTCAACAAGTAGCGGGTTAACCAGGGAAATTTCTTGTTCACCAATTTTGTGAAAATGGCTCGCCACATCTTTGGCCCCAGCTTCTGTAAAGCCACGACTTTGCAGGCTTTCCAGCAATTTACCTTCCTGCTCATCAGCGGATTCATTCATGTAGGCCGGGTGATCGAGCGACACGAAATTAGGGTTTTTGACGTAGTCCATGCCGAAGAAACGTGTAGGAATGGACACAGTGCCATCCTTTCCGCTGGTGGCCCAGGACCATCCGCCCGCGCGCGACTCCAGCAGCCCGGCGATAATGCGGCCCGGCTCGTTATCAAAAATTTCCTGGGTGTGCGTAATGATCCCTTCGTCATCGATGGAGAGATGAACAGTGCGACAACCCGGCACGTTATCAATGAGAACCGGGCGGCCTTCAACCATTACTACAGCGGTTTCAGGAACATCCAGCCCCGCCAGCTGACGGCGGCCATGGCCATAATAGCCATACAGCTCCCCTAGCTTCAGACCTTCCTGCGTTTCAGCGTTTTCAAACATCGATTTAACGGCTGAGAGCAGGTAGTTGCGTCCGTTCTGCCGTCCCTTACGGGCATTTTTATAAAGGCAGAAACGATCCGTATGTTGCAACAGAACTTTAGTGGTCAAAATAAAACCTCCGGTTATTACACATCACCGAGCACCCGGCTGCGGCGCTCTTCATCAAGGGTAAGTAGCGACTCAAAAAGGTTTTTATGCTCGTCGTTGTCGCTCGCTTTTTTTATTTCGGTTATCAGTTTCACCACCACGTCATCGCCCAGGTTCAGGATATTGCCGAACAGCAGCTGCTTGAATGTCTCGGATTTTGAGAGCACATCGTTGTTGCTGATGGCATCAATGATCGTCGTGACGACGCTGGCATAGTTGGCCCGGCTATCAGCAGCATCATTTTCTTCCTGCTGAAGAGCGGTATTTGCAGAGTTAAAACGAATCGAATACGGACGATCCTGAGGCGTCCAGACTTTCCCGTATTTGTAGGCCATGTGGATATCGACGGTGCGATGAATACTCGTTTCACACGCCATGCGTATCCACTGGCTACGGGCGGCAGCCTGAATAGAGGTGCGCAAGAATCCCCCTTCACCCAGCCCACCAGACATTTGATCGGCCCAGCCTAGCAGGGAGTAATCGAGGCCGACGGAACCGGCCATCATTTTGAGATACATCATCACGTCGTCAATGCCGGAGATGTTGGGATCGATGCTGAAAGTATCGATGCCCATTTGCTGTTTCCCGTCACCGAGCACAGGGATGACGGTATTGGTGACTGTCGGTGACCATCGCCCGCGCATAGCGCGCCCCTCCATCAGATCGGCGGAGCGCTTCAGCACATGGCTGATGGTGTGCTGGTATTTGGCGGCTTGAGCGGGATCCAGCGAGTTCATGGCCACGGAGAGTAAGCGGTCAATTTTTGCTGAGTTCATCCTTGCTGAACGAACCGCGCGGATTGCCTCTTTAAGGTTTTCATACGACTCGAACGCTGGCTCAATCAGGCTACAGCCATAGTTTTGGGTTTCTGTTGGCGTCCGCGCCATCGGGTTGCCCAGCAGGTTGTAGCTTTCTGCTCCTGAATAAGTTGGAATGACTGTCGCGCGCGGGCGCCATCCGGCGATGCGCATCGGTATCAGATCCCAGGGCTCGGCCAGTACCTTGCCGCCGTATTCCGACTTAAGGTAGTCGCCGGTGAACCCGGCCAACTGGCCACCAATGTGATATTCCCGAATGAACTGGGGAAGGGTGTAGTAGTTACATTCAAGCGATAAAATGCCGACACCCGGCTCCGCATGTGGGCGAATGAATGAAACCCCCAGGACAGCGGCAACCTGTGCAAACAGCGCAATGTTTTCGTTAAGCATGCTGCCCAGATCGCTGTTTAACTCTTCACAGATTTTCTGCGCAGCTAACACATCGGCCTTACCTCCTTTCTGAAGAGGCTGGAAAGTGAGAATACTATTCGTTTTTTTGTCGTACGACAGCGCGTGCGTCAGGTGAATGTTCAGTGCCGTGGCGAGTGTGGGATAGGTCGCCATCTCTTCCAGCAGCGGATATTTCAAAAAGCGATCGTCAGGCAGAGATATGTCATCCCGCATGGCCCCGCCCACTCCTACCAGGTTATTGCCTTCTTTCGCTTCCCGTCCGAGCAGGTCGAACATGCCGGACGACCGAGTAAAAACGTGCCCGCCGCCGGAGGTCATGAGCCCCGAAAGCATTGAAGGTGATCGATCAGAGGCGGCTGCTGGCAGGCGGGCGGTTAGGGCTTTACGGACGTCGGATTGTGCGATTAGTTTCATCAGTCCAGCGAACCTTGTGTAAGATTATAAAGTTTAGTGTTTATTGCATCTTAATCAAAGTACGCTGGAGTTGGGCAATATGAATTTTGACCTTGATAATCCGCTTACGCTGGGTGTTATGGCGTGCCGTAACCTCCCGGAGTTGGTTCGGTATCTTAAATCGCTGGGAGAAGTGAAGGCACCTGTTCGCTTCGGGGTGGAAAAAATTGCCGGCAAGTCCTGGGACTCCCTCAGGAAATCGGCAAACGCCGCGGCTATAGCGCTGCTAAACGAACTGCAACCCGGTGCGGCATTAAGCGATGAGCAGCGCCAGACACTGGCTGGCTATACCGGCAATGGCGGTATCGGTGGAACGGAAAGTGAATACTACACACCGCAGCCGATCGCAGAGGGCATTTGGGAAGCCCTGAAACTCTACGGCGCCGATACAGGAAACGTGCTGGAGCCTTCCGCAGGTGTCGGGGTTTTCCATGAAGCTAAGCCTCGCGGCGTGCTGATGACCGCGGCAGAGATTGATACCATTTCGGGGACCATTAACCAGCTTTTGCACCCTGGCGATTCCATCGCAATTTCTCCCTTTGAGCAGCTGGCTTCTTCCAGCCCGGATAACTTCTTTGATCACTGCGTGGCCAACGTGCCATTCGGGAACAACCGCGGCGCATTTGCCAACCTCGATCCAGCCTATGCCGGTGAGAAAAATATTGGCCGTTACTTTGTGCTTCGCCTTCTGGACAAAATTAAGCCGGGCGGGTACGCCGGGATCATTGTGCCTTACGGCATGACCAGCGGGAGCGATATGAAGCGCCTGCGAGAAGAGGTGAGCCGCAAGGCTGAATTCCTCGGAGCGCACCGGCTGCCAACCGGGACCTTTGATGCGTCAGGTACCTCTACCGTCGTGGATATCTGGATGCTGAGAAAGCACCCGGAGGAACTGGCAGACTTCATTGCCCAGGCTGATGAGCAGCTGCTGCAGACTGCGAATGTGATGTGGCCGACTTACATCACCGGAAAGTGGTTTGAGCATGAGGGTAAGCGCTTTGTTCACGGTGAGCAGGAAAAAGCTTTCCGCGGGATCACCGTTAAAAACGGACAGGTCAACAACGCCGCGATGAAAGAACGGCTGATCCACAAGTTTGAAAGCCGTATTGACTGGTCGCTTCTTCAGGTTGAGCCACCAGCGATTATGCGCGCTGCTGAGGATGAATCTCGCTTCATTAACCGCCAGTGGTACCGCTTCCGGGGTGGAATGTGGGTGCTTGACGATACCCAGCGTGAAAAATCTCTGGATCCGGCCACGTATGGCGCGCCAACGCATGAGGCGCTGTCTCGCCTGCTTTCTACTGAGGAGGGCATTCTGTCCCTTTCCTGGGCACAGATTCAGGCTGCGTCTACAGACTACCCGCAATACTTCAGCCAGCAGACCGCCGGCGTATTGAGCTGGGTTAAAACGCAGAAGCCTAAACACCAGGAACGACTTTTCCGCGGTGCAATGGTCGGGATCCGTATCCAGACCTATCGGGGCGTTTTAACAACCGGTCATGTGTCGGATGAGCAGCTGGAATCACTGCGGCAGGATCTCGTGAGTCTGGTCAACGGCGAGATGAGTAAGTTTGGCAACCCGAACCAGGGCATGATTAGCAAGGTTAGTGGTAATGGCGCGGGGCCATGGTTCGCGTTCAAATCCTCGATACGTCATGACGGTTCGCACTCTGACCTGCTCAGCGGCACGATCAACACCGAGAAGGGCAGCAGCTTCAATTCTACCGATTATGCTGACACAGTGCGTCATCTCTTCAGTGAAGTGGATCTTGTTCCGGTCAGTGTGGAAGAGTTCCGCAAGACCTTCACCGGCGAACTGCCTGCTGATGATAATGACCTGCTGGATATCCTGGCGACACAGGACGGCATCGCCATTACCCCGGATGGGAATATTGTACCGTTTGACCGCGCAACCAGTGGCGATATCGGTTTAAACAATGCCGCCCTGCGCGGGGCGATCTCTGTCATGCCAGAAGGGCCGCAGCGCCAGAACATGCTGCGCCAGCTACAGGGGATCCAGGATAAAAGAAAATGGACCGACGTTGATGATATTGCGTTTAAGCTAAATTCTCGCTGGTTTGACCGCACTCTCATCCTGCAATTCCTGCAGGAAAACGGCTATACAGAGTTTCTGTATGCTGACCGCATCGAAACCGATGAAAACGCCCGCCTGATCTCTGACACGAACTACCATGGCCGGGATGGGGTATTTACTGGTTACCGCTACGGCACAATCCAGGGCCGCGACAAAGAGACGGGGCTGCCGGTCTACAAATGGGGCAAGCGCTCCGCTAAAGATGGTGACGGATTCCCGGCGCAGCTGGAAAAATATCTCAATGGCCAGAAACCAGCGGGGGTGAATGGAGCTGCATATATGGCTCGCATTCAAGGACTGGAAGAGCAGTTTAACGCCTGGATCCGTCAGCACGACGAGATTGATAACCTTGTCGCTGACTATAACGATGCATTCAACGCCTTTATCCCTTATGAACAGTCTGATGCACCGTTAAATTTAAAGGGTGTCAGCGGCAACATTGAGTCGTTTGGGTACCAGAACAAGGAGGTAAGGCGCCTGTCTGAGGATGGTCGGGGCATTTTAGGCTTCGGCACCGGGCTCGGTAAAACGCTCACCGCGCTGGCGCTTGAGGCCTACAATTTTGAATGCGGGCGTAGTAAACGTACTGCCATTGTGGTGCCAAAGTCTGTACTGGAAAACTGGTACCACGAAGCGAAGAATTTCTATTCACCGGAGGCGTTTGCCAGCATCCTGTTTATCGGCCTCGATCCGGTTCGTGGCGGTGATGGGGCGATCGCTCAGGTCGAGATGCGTAACGAGGCTGGCGCTGTAATTACCGACCCGAAAACCGGCGCGCCAAAAATGCGTGATGCGCTGGTGGAAGTGGACGAAGCGACAATCAAAGCCCGGATGCATGCCATCCCTCAGTCCAACTATCGTTCAGTGGTCATGACCAAAGAGCAATATGCCCGCATACCTCTGAAAGAAGAGACGGTCCGCGATCATGCGCATGACGTGCTCCACCAGCTCGTTGATGCAGGACGACTTACCGCGGTGCCGGAAAATCATCGTGAGGCCAATAAGCGTAATAACGTGCTGGCGAAAAACTCCGACACCGGCACAACCAAAGAATACGACTATCCGTATTTTGAGGACATGGGCTTTGATAACGTCATTGCTGATGAAGGACATAACTACCGCAACAGCTATTCCGCCGGGCGTGAGGCTGCGCAGTTAGCATATCTCCCGTTGCCGTCGGTGGCGAAGTCGGCGCGCGATATGGCTGTAAAAAACGCTTATCTGATGGCTCAGAATAACGGTCGAGGTTGTGTACTGCTCTCAGCAACGCCAGTCGTAAACTCCCCCATCGATGCGTTTAACATGCTTTCCCACGTAGTCAGCATGCAGGAATGGTCCCGAATGGGGATCCACACCCCGGATGATTTTGTGAAGGTGTTCGGCAAGACAGACCGGGTACTGTTCCAGAAAATCAGCGGTGAAATTGAAGAGCGTGACGGGCTGGTGGGCTTCCAGAACCTGGATGGTTTACGCGGTATCTTCCACCGCTGGACGACATTAAAAACCTCTCAGGACGTTGCTCAGGACGTCAAAATACCCGAGCTGGATGAGAATATTCAACCGGCACCGATGACTGATGAGCAGGCGGAGCTGTATGAGACACTGCGTGTTCGTGCAGAGAAGCTGTCATTGGGTATTACCGACAAATACACGGTCGATGAAGATGGTGAACTCGTTAAACCGGACTCCATATTTGCAATCATCCGCGATATGGACCGTGTCTGTACGGACGTCGATCTGTATAAGCGCCAGATCACTTTCCGTTTCCCGGCGGACAGTATGGCTGCTGTTCAGCAGCTCTGTGATGACCTGCCTAAGTCCGCAGGCAGCGATGATGACGAAGACGGTTATGCATCCAGCGGGCGCGGAGTCGTCACTGCAAAAGGTGATTTCTGTGAGCTGGTGGTGCCTGAGGTATATGAGCAGGCAGTGTTATCGCGGATCGCTAAATTTGGCATAGATGAAACCACGATCTCGCATCCGGTACCGCCGAAATACTCGGTGCTGGTTGAAAATCTTCGGGAAGGGCTGAAGCGCGGTAAACAGATCATCTTCACCGATGAAAAGAGCCAGCACAGCAAGCTGAAGCGTATTCTCTGCTCCGCCCTGGGCATGGCCGCTGAGCAGATCGGTATTCTTAATGCGACCACTGTGGCGGATGCCGGTAAAAAATCGAAAAAAGTTAAGGCTGTGAAACCGCCAAAAGAACTGCCGGAGGAGCCAACCGAGGAGCAACTGGCGACATACTATGAGCAGAAGCAGGCTTATGAGGCTTATATCTCAGCCCAGAATGAAGTCTCCCTTGGCGGCCTCGAGCAAATTGCTGCGGATTACCAGGAGGGCCGGACGCAGATCATTATCTGCAATAAAAAGGCTGAAGTAGGCATTAACCTGCATAAGGGCACGTCAGATGTCCACCATCTCACGCTGCCGTGGACGCCAGCCAGTATCGACCAGCGTAATGGCCGCGGCGCTCGCGTGGGATCCACGCATGACAGCGTACGGGTGCATTATTACTGTGGCAAAGGCTCCTTTGATGAGTTCCGTCTCAAGACGCTGCGCCGTAAAAAAGACTGGATCCGCGAAATACTGACATCTGACAAAGCGACCGCAGACAACGCAGACGCCGACAGCGTGCTGGAAATGCAGCTGCTGCTGGCATCCAACCCTGAAGAGCGCGAGCGCCGCATTCGTGAGCAACAGGAAGCGATCAAAGCTGCTGCTCTGCAGGCTGCAAAATCCCGGGCAAACATCAACCTCGTTAACTACATGAAGGCGCAACACGCGGCAGCCAGCAGCTCTGACAGAGAAGAAACGATCCTGCATGACCTGAATATCGAACTGACAAAGCTCAACGCTGAAGTGGAAGAAGCTCGAAGAGAGATGGAAGAGATACAGGCGAAACTTGCGAAAGAGGTCGCTGGTGAAAACCTCAGCTACAAAGTGCGGGCTTTTGGTGAGCGAATCCGTGCTGCCAATACTTATCTGACCGATAAGCTTAAAGCCCAGGGGGCGGCCCGCCGGAGCGTGAACCTGCAACAGCGGCGCCTGAATAGGATTAGTGATGCAGAAAAGAAAATTAAGCAACTGCGGCCGGTCATTTCCGATGCCATAAAAAATGGCCTGCTTGACGTCGATACTGACGTGATCGACCACGGCGCCAGCATGCTGATCGTCAATGGACGCACCTTTAAGATCGGGCAGTTCTATCCGGTTTCTTCTGGTTACCGGGATCGCGTATATGACGACGCTGTAGAAAGAGCCGCGTACTCCCGAATAATCAGCATCGATTTTGATTTTCAGACGGCTACGCTGGTGGCTGTCAGCGATCCGAACAGCATTACGCCACACAAGCGAGTGATTAACGTGCTTTCGTTGCCGCAACCAGTGGACCTGTCCCCGGATGAAGTCTCAATCCTGACGAAGATTAGCGGCGGTATTTCAATCACGCGCGTACCAGAGCTGCTGACCAAAGCAGATTTCTATCGCTATCTGGGGCAGGGAGTGTTGCGCCTTACCGATGACAAAGGTCTGATATGGAACGGCTCGCAATACCAGCTGGAAACCCTGAGTGAGCAGGGATATGTGTCGCCCTCCCGGGCGAGAATTATCCGTAGTGACGCCTGGTATAAGGCCAACGGTGCGAAAATTGTGTACCCGGATCGGGATGATGACTCTCTGAAAAATGCCATTGCCAGCTGGTTCCGTGGCGCGGTGGCGGGAGACAGAAGCAATTCACGTTCGTTTATGATTGCCCTTTTTGGTCCCCAGTACACAACGGCCATCGAATCGTATGGTGAAAATGCCTCAGCCGACCAGATTGCACTTTATGTCGCTGACTGGATTAAGCGAGTCGGTGATGAAATTGCATCTCGTGGCGGTTCGGCCACTGGTGAGAGCAGTAAATACGTCGCTTTTTATCGGGAAACGGGGAAGTATTTAAGCGAGTCAGAGTGGGAAAATGGGCGCTCCTATCTTCGCTTTGAGCCACCAGCGCAGTTTTCCAACCAGGATGCCTTCGAGCGCGCCCGCATTATTGCCGTCAATGAGCTGATCAGCCAGAGCAAGAATAATACGCTGGCGGCGTCCCGCGCGCAGGCACAGGAGGAACTGGAAGAGATAAGGGCAGCAGTCACTGCAGGGACGATCCAGCAGGCAGATAGCATGGCGCGTGTCTTGTCTGGAACATCCCAGGTAGCGAATGTATATGCCCTTAGCTTCAAGCGAGGTGCGATTGATCTGCGTGAATGCTTCATTGACGCCGTCCTGGCCGGGTTGCTTCGCCAGGATGAAATAACTGCAGCGGATATGGAAAGGGTATTCGATACCAACCCATTGATTAAGAAAATCAACGAGACGGTGAGCAGGCTCTCGGCTGAAGACCGTCAGCGCGTGGTGGACGAGTGGCAGCTGAAAGCTGGGACGGTGACCCAGGAGGAACTGGAGGCCCGCCGGGCAGAGCGTGAAGAGAAAGAGGCGAGCCGTAACGACATGGATAAACGCCTGTCCAATTTGGGGATCACCTCCAGGGTGAATGGTTCGGATATCAAGCTGACCTACAAACGCCGGAATATGGGCTCCTTTGGGCCGGGTAAAGCGCGAGGGTTCTTTGATCCTAAGGGTAAGGAAGGGCAGCTCTTTGCAGCAAAAGACAAGCTTAAAGAGAAATTCAACGCGAAGTTCCAGGGCGGCGGATCAGAAGGCAGTGACTTCCCCGGCAGCTGGTGGCTGATCTCCACCGATTTTTCGCTGTCCGATATTCTGGACGTAATTGAAACGGCTTAATGACTCAGGAGTGTGCCGGGTGACCGGCACAACATCGCATGGCGACATTGTTAGACACCCTCAGGCCAAACGTGGCCTATCTGCAGCAGACACTAATTCGCTCTCTGAATGGGCGAAGTGAGCAAAAATTTGTGGCAGATTATATAATTGCGCTAAAACAGCGCCTTCGCATCGAGCCTCGATTGTACCGGGCTTACGGCCCGTACTGGCCTGCGGTAAAAAGCATCCTGATCGGTCACGGGGCAAAATTGCCTAATAGGTCTGTAGATGTGGATGTTAAAGCCGATTACAGCTATCCCAGAGAGGCATTAACCCTGGTGGCAGCGGCGCTCTACGAAGAGGCAAGGCTCGAGCGAGGGCTCTATTATTCATCTCGCCATTTTCTGCCGTTGATAGCGACAGCTGATGATGACGAGGATTATTTGTATGTGTCTTTAGATGAGGGACAGGAATTTGCGCACGCGGAAAAAAGCAGCAAGCCAGGGGGTGACCCGGGCATATCTTGATGAGTTCGCCCAGCGTTATGGGGTAGTCCTCAACCAGAACGAAGTAAGCCGGGTATTTTCGCTTAACAAGGTCGGTGATGATAACGCGATGGTGTTTGTTCTTGATCCGCACACCACAAAACCTGTTCGCCATCTACGGGAATACAACCGGACAGAGTGGGAAGCAGCGATATTGCACAACGTAATTCGCTTAAACGAGAAAGACAAATGATGCGAAAACTATTAGGGATCACATTACTGCTGGCGGTCGCGCAGACCGCCAGCGCTTCGCTTACAGAGGCGTGCGACCGCACAGTGAAGGCGCAGGGAAATCTGGCCGCGGCAGTAAAATTTCAGGACAAGAATTTTTTAATTAAAGCGGCAGCAGCAGGTGATGCGCTGGGGTACGACGATGCCTGGTACAACCAGGAACTGACACGCATGCGGCTTAATGCTCAGGACCGGGACAGCATGCAGTACATTGGTCTGGAAAAATCACCTGAATATAAACCGATGTACGATCGCTATATGAAAACCTGCATGACAGTGCCCTCCCAATACCTTACACGCTTCAATAACCTTGTGGCCAAAGGATGGATTTCACAGGGAGAGGTAGAGCAGGCTGAAAAAGCCGGCCTTTCGAATGTGGAAGGTATGCGCCCTCAGCAGGGGGGCGGATTGAAAGCCAGGGCAGAGAGCGGTCGCGCGCTTCTGGAGCAGCACAAAGCGCAATAACGCACGATTAAAAATCACTGAATTCCTTCAAAATCTCCCCTTACTCGCAATAAACACTAAATATTTTCTTGACCAGGGTTACGCCTGCAGCTAGATTGCATATTGTGCAAGATGCAATTGCACCTATATCAATCTAAGAGGCAAACAATATGGTCGATTTCGTAAATCACGCGGGCAAGCCGCGCCGCTCACGCTATTCCAGATTCACTGAAAGCCTGTCTAAAGCTGGTGCCGGTTTCTGCATTATTTTCACTGTCATGTATGTGCTGATGTTCATCTATGAGCATGCTCATTTTCATCTGTGACATCGCTACAGCACCCTGAAAAGGGTGCTTTTTTTATGGAACCAACCTATGACATTTCCCGGAAAACGTTTCTCTAACGCATTGAAGGCCAGTGGTAAAACGCAGGATGACGCTGCGTATGAAATGGGGATCAGCCCCAGCAAGCTAAGCCGTTACCTGACGCAAAAACTACCGTTATCAGTTGATCTGGCAAAAAGATTTAGTGTTTATTTTGGTGTGGATTTCATAACAATTATTTCAGAGCAGGCCGAATATGAGCTTCAAAGCCTGCCTGCTGAGAGTTTTACCCTTATAAAGCCGTTGAGTGATAAAAATGAGTGATACCCTGGATTTGGTAACCGAACATACTGATCTGCTCCTGAGTGCAGGCGTTCAGACAGTGAAAAACAACCTGGCTGTCAGAAAATTCCCGCCATGCGGCACCTGCTATTACTGCCAGGAAAAGGTAAAGGACGGGCAGGTTTTTTGTGATGACGATTGCGCATCAGATCACCACGCACAGCTTCAGGCAGCGGTTCGTAAGCATGGCCATCACCGATGCTGAGATTCCAGTCTGAAGAGGAATTCCAGGCCTTTCAGAAGCAGCGGAGCGCTGGCGCGAAGCTGAAAGTGCCGAAGGTATTCCAGGAAAGCAAAAAGAACCTGTCACCGCATGCGGTGGCGATGGCCTATCTGGCATCCCACCCGGATGATTTTGAAGGGAAGCAGGAGCATTACGAACAGTGCCGTGTATTCTACGAAATAGAGCGTCAGCGCCCCGATATTTATGAAGCGCTCTATGCAGTGCCTAATGGCGGTTTGCGCGGTAAGGCCACAGCCGGGAGGCAGAAGGCTGAAGGGCTAAAAAAAGGCGAATTGGACATCAATCTGGATATGGCCCGGGGCGTATACCATGGACTCAGGCTTGAGCTGAAGTGGGGTGGAAACAAGCCGACTAAGGAACAGTTGGCCGCGATTGCCAGGCACCGGCGAAACGGGTATTTTGCTGCGCCTGTCTGGGGTGCTGATGACGCCATAAAGCTGATTTTAGCCTACTGTGATCTATCCGCCGGTGATACCCTGGAGATTGAAAGTTAAATCACGAATGTTTGTGCATGCTTCAAATGTTTAGTGTTATTTGCGTTTCACGTTCATTATTATCCCGTACATCTTAAACACGGTGCTTCGCTGGCACCGTCACTTCAGCGGGGCTGTATGTTGAACGTCATTCAGATTACTCACGCACCAAAGCCATCAAGAGACAGCTTCGGTCTGTGATAACAGAAAAAACCTTCATCTGCGCCGCCAGCGGGCCCTCTTTGCTCCGCAGTGACTGTGAGCTGGTTGCTGCGTCAGGGTTGCCGGTGATTGCCGTAAACAACACCTGGCAGCAATTTTCTAACCTGTATGCCTTGTGCGCCGGTGATCTGGCCTGGTGGGTGCAGCATTACGATGCTGTACCCGCTAAGGATTTCCGGCGAATCACCGCCAGTAAATCAGCGAAATCACGTTTTCCCGATCTGGAGTACCGTCGGTACTGCGCCAGCCGGGAATCTTTCAACAGTGGTGCAATGGCCATCGAGTTTGCGGCGGAACAGGGGGCTGAAACTATTCTCCTGATCGGCTATGACTGCAGCCTCAAATATGGTCAGCACTGGCATGGAACGCACTCCCAAACGTTGAGAAATCCTTCCCAACACTCGATCGACAAGTGGCAATCAGAGTTCCTGCGCACGCGGGAAAAATGGCCGCATGTGGATATCATAAACTGCAGCCGATACACGGAGCTGAAATGTTACCAATTAAAAAATCTGGAAAAGGCACTCGAGTCATCATTGTTGGCTCGGGCCCAAGCGTAAAAAATTTCAAGGTTCCCCGCGGAGTTCCAACGATTGCCATTAATGGGGCGGTGGACTGGATAGAACGCGCGAGCTTCTTCTTTACCCTCGATCCTTCTGATGAGAATAAGCGCCGCATGGCCAATCGCCGCCGTGGAACTCAGTATGTTTGCGCCTTACCGGATGGCGCACCGGATATCCCGGGTGTGCACCGTTTAACGCGCGTAGGCGATCAGACCACACGCGGACCTGAACCTGAGAATCACGGCAGCCCGGAGTGGTGGTTATGGCGCTGGTCGGCAATGCCGGGGCTGTCGGAAGAGCCAGGCAAGATCCATAGTGGCAATTCGGCATACGGCGCGCTGGGGCTGGCTTACAGCCTCGGATACACCGACGTGGCGCTGGTGGGCGTGGATGGCACACAGGAAGCCCGTTATCCGGGGGGCGGGGAGCCAAAGAACCTGTCACACATCGGGCTGCTTTTCGCGTCGGCCCTGCCGCAGATCCGCGTTGTTTCGTGTGGGCAGTTGTCGAGCATCCCTCAGATGTCCCTTAAAGACTGGCTGGCCAGCACTCAGGAGTAAGTGGATGAAAATAGCAACGGTGCTGCGCTCGGGAGGGGATTACAACATCAGTCATGTAAAGTGGTTGAAGAACCAGCTGCCTGATGACGCAGACGTGATTTGTTTCAGTGATTTCAAATTTACCATTCCCGGCGTGCAGGTCGTGCCGTTGTTACATGACTGGTCCAGATGCAAAGGCTGGTGGGCGAAAATCGAGCTTTTCCGCCCAGACATCAAAGAAGATTTTCTTTACCTCGACCTGGATACCGTGATCGTTGGGGACGTATCTGAAATTCTGACTTTTACCTGCGAGCAAATGGTAATGCTGTCGGACTTTTACCGTCCTGCCAATCTGATGTCGTCGATTATGTGGATACCGCACCAGGTGAAAGAAGAGATCTGGAAAACCTTCTTCTCCGATCCGAAGCACTACATCAATCACTGTAAACAGGCTGACTGCTGGGGAGATCAGGGTTTTATACAGCTGGTCATTGGCGATTCGTTGCGCTGGCAGGATCTTTTCCCGGGCTGGTTCGTGAGTTACAAGGCGCAGGTCGTCAGCCGGGACCAAAGCAAGTGGGCTCACCGGCGTTTCTCAGCTGGTAACGGCTCACTCCCGGATGACGCCCGTATAGTGGTTTTCCATGGTCAACCGCGACCGTTCCATGTGATCGAGCCATGGATGCCACCAGCGCCGTTTTGCGACACAAAAGGCTTGCCAAATGCAGGTGTTGCTTTATGATTTCCGTAAAAGTTTAGTGTTTATTGTGGCGGGTACATGCAACTCCTAAGAAAACTTTTCGCAGCGCGTTTGTACTACTGGCATTTCAGCGTGTCATTCAATGGCCGCATGGAGGAGCTGGTGGTGGGCTATCCAGACCGATTGATGACGTCAGCGCGGATGGTTTTCTTGCTGCGGCAGCGGGGCCTGCCTGATGACGCTGTAATCATCTCATTCTCGTATATGGGAAAGATGACAGAAAACCAAGTAACAAGCCTTGTTTAACATAGAGAAAATACCATGAGTCAAATCGAAAATATGCCACAAAACGACGTGAATCTCGGCACGATCGCCTTAGAAGGGATTCAGGGCCTGCAGGCACAACTACGCTCGGCCTTGCGCAGGGTAGCTGGGGATGATCTCTCCATGCGATTTATCAACAACGCCATCGATAGCGCAGAAACTCTGCTTGCCGACCTGATTATTGAATACAACAGGGATAGCGAAGAATTCAACCAGTTGTCCGCTCAACTGGATGACAAAGACACTGCGGTCAGACTGGCGCATCGGCAAATCGAAGAACTGCAGCGCTCTATGGCCGGGGCATCTGACGAGGTGCGCGAACAGTTCGAGAAACAGCTTTTTGATGCCGGTGAAAAGGTCAGAGTGCTGGAGCGTGAAAAGCTCGATTTAGCCGGGCGTGTGGCCGATATGGAGATCGCCCTTAAAACGACGCGTACTTCAGAGCAAACGATCCGTCGTGAGCTCAAAAGGCTGCAGGACATGGAGCCAGAGAAGAAAATTGAGCAGCTGGCTAATTATAAAAAAGAAACCCATGAGCTGCGCGCAAAAGTGCGTGATCTGGGCTCCGAGTTGACGCGCGAGCAGCGGGAACGGGTTCGTCTCTCCACTGAGGGACAGACAATGGCCCAGGCGTTAGGGGAATTGCGCAACCATAATCTGCTGCTGGCTAACGACGTCAAAAAAATCAATGGAGCAAGCCAGTACGACTGGAACTTTGATAATCACGCGGGTGAACCTCGTCGCTTCTGGTTGCACCGCTATGCCTACGGGATCTCAAACAAGCCGGGAATGAACAATGGCATCCCGAAGATGCTGTACGGCGTAAATTTTAGTTATGTGATTTTCTCCTGCCGCGGTTATGGGATAAACGTACTGCCAAACGAGTGGATGGCGCCGTCCTATAACCCGTTTGAGGAGTTTGAAGTGGATAAACCTTCTGATATCGAGCAGGTGATGACCAGCATCTTTGAATCAGAGCTGGAGAACGTTTACCCACAGATGATTAAACGAGCCATCTGGGCGCGCACCGTCAGTCTGGCCGATGTGCCGGATATGCCGAAAAAAGCCCTGAAACTATTTGAAGGCACCCATTACAAGACGCTTTACGACGTTGTTTCACAATCGCCATTGAGATTGCTGCTCATTAAGGGGATCGGGAAAGAACTGGCCGGAACGATCGGTAAAGTGTGCCTCTACGAAGTAAGCCGGTGGATGGATATTAACGGTGATATCGAGGATATCAGCGTCAAAATGTGAACACAGCCCGGGTTCCCGGGCTTTTTTTATACTCATTCGAGGTAAGTATGAAGAAATCCCCAAATGGTCTGACGACGTCGGAAATGCTCTTGTGGCTCGAAAAGGAGGCGCAGGATGTAAAGCTAAGCTCAAATGGCCACGATGACGACGTGCATCTTGTCGTGTATACCAAATCGTACGGTCGCCGGGTTTATACCGGATCGCGAGATGTGGCGATTAAGAGCGCCTATGATTTTATTTCGGCAGACCTCAAAAGCTACCATGAGCGCGTACGTCAGTATTTTTCTGACCCACTCATTGAGGATCAGCAGCAAGAGACGCAGTCCTCATGACCTCAGAGCCGTTTATCGTCATGATACCGGCGCGTTACGGCGCTGGTAGATGCCCAGGAAAAGCACTGGCTGAAATCCAGGGCAGGACGATGATCAGCGGTGTCATAGCCAGCGCGCTCCGTTCGCTGGCTGCCCGGGTGATCGTCGTAACGGACCATAACGATATCGGTTCAGCAGCAAAAAACACCGGAGCTGAAGTCCTCACCTTCACTGGCAATTATAAGAGCGGCACGGACCGGCTGGCCGCCGCCTGCAATATGCTCGGGATTGATGATACTCAGCTGGTGGTCAGTCTTCCCTGTGACATGCCAATGGTTGACCCGGTATTACTTAATTTACTGGCACAGGATTACATTCAGAGCGGTTGCGTTGTCGGCACGCTGGGCGAGCTGGTGGAGCGAGACAATTTACATACCCTGTCAGATCCCACGCAGGTGAAAGTGGTAACGGATGTCTGCGATCGCGCTATTTATTTTTCCCGCGCATCCATCCCCTTTGATCGGAACCAGGCCAGCATCAAAAATCCGCTGTTGAATGAGCTGTATCTTCGCCATATAGGGATCTACGCCTACCGAACGCACGCTATAAAGCACCTTTCTGCGTTCGGTGTCAGTCCACTGGAGGAGATGGAGGATATCGAAGCGTTGCGACCTCTTACCCAGGGGCTAAGCGTTTCCGTTTTAACCGTGCGCAATACAGGCTGCTTTAGCCTCGGAACCGCAGGCGCCATCGAGCGTCATAATCAATTGGCATCAGGAGCGAGTAAATGGCCAGCAGAGGCGTAAACAAGGTAATTCTCGTCGGGAACCTGGGTAAGGATCCCGAAATACGTTACAAGCCGGGCGGCGGTGGGGCTATTGCCACGCTGACACTGGCGACGTCCGAATCCTGGCGCGATAAAGCGACCGGTGAGATGAAGGAGCAGACCGAATGGCACCGCGTTGTGCTGTTTGGCAAACTGGCCGAAGTGGCCGGTGAATATCTGCGTAAAGGCTCCCAGGTCTATATCGAAGGCCAGCTGCGTACTCGTAAATGGACCGATCAGTCCGGCGCAGAAAAATACACCACTGAAGTGGTGGTGAACGTCGGCGGCACCATGCAGATGCTGGGTGGCCGTCAGGGCGGTGGCGCATCAGCAGGTAACGATCAGCACCAGGGCGGCTGGGGCCAGGCAAACCAACCTCAGCAGCAGTCCACCCCGGCGCAGTCTAATGAGCCGCCAATGGACTTTGACGACGACATACCCTTTTAGCGCATACCGGTTAAGAAACCCTGAAAGCCCCGCAAGCCGGGGCTTTTTTATGCGTGAATTTCATCTCAGCCCCTACGCAGGAGATCGCAACTGGCAATATTTGGCTGTATATTACGCATAATAAAAGTTTAGTGTTTAGTGGTGATCCAATGGCAGAGAAAACTTTAACCATGGCGCAGCTGTCGGCCATGCATGACGAAGAAATCAGGCAGGCAATGGCTCAGCATCAGACACGAATGCGTCTGATGGCAGCCCGGCACCGTTCTGAACTGATGGCCATCGCTCTTGCTGGTAAAGAGGGGGACTTTATCCAGACGCTTGCCGGCATGGTCAAAGCTCCTCTTGAGGTTATCGCGCAGGTTGAAGGCGGCGGGCCGGAGCAGGGGGATGCTTTATCACTAATCCGGCTGCTGGAGCAGGTCATGCAGGATAATTTTGAAGTCAGTGCTGGCTGCTGAGCGCAGCAGCGACACCGTTAACAACCTACAGAATTTGGAAACACTAAATAAAACGTTTTGCATTGCAGAAACTGCAAAACCAGTTGCAAAGGAAATGAATAAGGGCTTATTATCCCTTTCGAGCAACAAACACTAAATAAAATTTGTTTAGTAACGTCAATCTGAGAACACATTATGACAAAGCAACCGACTGGCGGGGCATTAATGGCCCGCGCTACCCCAGCAGATATTGAGCGCTCCTCGGCGGTAACCCGCGCCGCTCAGCGTCTTCAGTACAGCTGGTGGACGCCTGCAAAGGCTGCCCCTTCGATTGATTCGATAAGTGATATCCCGCGTGAATGGCGCCTGTTCTTTGGTCGCTGTGTACAACTGATCGTCGATAACGGCTCTTACAACCGTATCAACGATGGCTATCTTTCTCTTTTGTCTGCGACCGACCCGGACAAAGAATACCTGGCATTGCACCCCTCATTGCGTGAATCGCTGAGCCTTTCGTCGCTTGTTCCTGTTTACGAGTCAGCGCTTCAGGAAGCGAACCAAAAAATCTCGCAATTGTACGACATCATTTTTCAGGAAATCCCTGGCCTTTCCCCGTCGCTTAAAGGCGCCCCGGATCTTTCCGCTGAATATGAAAACGAACTGCGCAGCGAACTGCGCGAGCTGCTTAACGAGCATATGGTCAGCGCCCTGGCTGTCGATGAGTCTGCGACCGACTTACCAGAATCGTCCTGGCTTAAGCAGACATGGCCAGCGGAAGTAAGCGTCGTTTTTTCCGCCGTTCCTGGCGCGGATGCGCTGAGCGAGCATCACAAACATCGCCTCAATAGCCACATAAACCGCATGTTGCTTGAGCGCATGCCCACCGCCAGCATCATAAATGCGGCCACCAGCCTGATAAAAGGGATGGAATAAGACCATGAAAACGAGAGAAATCATTGTTGATAATTTTGCTGGTGGCGGTGGCGCATCAACGGGCATTGAACTGGCTACGGGGCGTAGCGTGCATATCGCTATCAACCACGATACCAACGCGATCGCAATGCACTCGACTAACCACCCTGAAACCGTGCACTACTGCGAGTCAGTGTTCGATATTAACCCTGTCCAGGCATGTGCTGGTAAGCCGGTTGGCCTGGCCTGGTTTTCGCCAGACTGCCGCCATTTTTCTAAAGCAAAAGGCGGTAAGCCGGTTGAGAAAGAGATCCGCGGTCTGGCATGGATCGTTATCCGTTGGGCTATGGCTGTTCGCCCACGCGTAATGATGCTTGAGAACGTTGAGGAATTTAAGACATGGGGGCCGCTTATCACAACCGGCGCCAGCCCTGAGTTGCCAGCCGAGGAGTTACCTAATTTTTGTGGTCCCGCCTGGCCGGGATACTGCTTCCCTGATCCTGAGCGCGCCGGTGAAACCTTTAATGCGTTCGTCGGCATGCTGTCCGCAGGGATAAGCGCTGATCACCCGGCGCTGCAGGAGTGTTGCGATTTTTTAGAAATCAGCACAGATAGCATCCAGGCGCAGCAGCTGGTGAACGGGCTCGGTTACAAGGTCGATTTTCGTGAGCTGCGCGCGTGTGACTATGGCACTCCAACGATTCGTAAGCGCTTCTTTATGGTCATGCGCTGCGACAACCAGCCGATCGTCTGGCCAGCTGTAACCCACGGCGATCCTAAAACAGCTGCCGTTAAAAGTGGCCTGCTACAGCCATGGCGCACCGCGGCGGAATGTATCGACTGGTCAATCATCGCGCCTTCTATCTTTGGCCGCAAAAAGGCATTGGCGGAGAACACGCTTAAACGCATTGCTCGCGGCATTCAGCGCTTCGTTATTGATAGCGACACGCCATTCATCGTGAAGTGCAACCACACAGGTGCTGGTTATGACGTTTTCCGTGGGCAGGATATTCAGGAACCACTGCAAACCATCACGAAGAAACATGGTTACGCGATCGCGGTACCGCATCTGACAAAATTCCGCACCGGCGCGACCGGACAGCCAGTTACTGAACCGGTACCAACGGTAACTGCTGGCGCGTCAGCGCGCCCAGGCGGGAATGGGCATGCGCTGGGCATTGTAGATGCCACGCTGGCACCTTTCATGGCCGGTAACGGCGGCAGCGAGTACCAGGCGAAGCCGCGCCCACTTGATAAACCCGTTCATACCATCCTGAAAGAGTCTCGGGCATGTGTTGTTGCGCCAGTTATTGCCCGGCAGTTCGGGGCCAGCATTGGCCACCGCGCTGACGAGCCGAGCGCGACGATCACCGCGGGCGGCGGCGGGAAGAGTCAGCTTATTACTCCGACGCTCATCCAGGTTGGTTATGGCGAGCGACCAGGGCAGGCGCCCCGGGTTCCCGGGCTGGATAAGCCGCTGGGCACCGTTGTTGCTGGTGGTGGTAAGCATGCGGTCATTGGCGCTTTTCTGGCGAAGCACTATGGCGGGAATTATCAGGGCGCCGGGGTGGGCATGGATGAGCCTATGCATTCCGTGACGACGGTAGATCACCACGCCGCAGTAACGTCACATCTGGTCATGCTTCGCGGCACCTGCCGGGACGGACGGGTGGTAGATGCTCCGGCGCCAGGATTAACCGCTGGTGGCCTGCATGTAGGAAGCGTCGAAGCCAGTCTTGCAACTGATGGGTATGACGAGCAACGCGCAGCGCAGACGCTGGCATTTCTGCGCCAATACTGCGGCGAGGATTCTGACGGGCTGGTGACTATAGATGGCGTGGTGTACCGCATTGTCGATATCGGCATGCGCATGCTGCAGCCCAAAGAACTCTATCGGGCCCAGGGTTTCCCGGACTGGTACATCATCGATCGCGATTTCCGCGGCACCAAATACGCAAAAGACAAGCAAGTGGCGCGTTGTGGCAATGCCGTCCCTCCGCAGCTGGTTGAGGCACTCGTCAGAGCCAACCTCCCGGATATGTGCCAGCTGACCGATCAGGTTGCATAACGGGGAATGACAAGATGAAAAAGCCATTAAGCGATCGCTTCTACATGATGTGCCTGCGGGAAACCGTGGGCAGTAATGCCTCATTCCATCGTCAGGACGGCAAGGGTTACAGCACCAACGTCAGCGAGGCACATGTTTATACGCTGGCCGAAGCGCAACGGGACTGGGAACTAGGCCGTGAAATCGATCAGCCGGTTTCCGCCGATGCTGTCGATGCGCTGACGGTATTTCACGTTGACCATCAGCACATCCCAGGCGAAAGCGTGATAGAGCCGTGCTGCACTGAGTATGTCGCTTTTCTCAAGGGCGAATGGAACGGTAACGACGTGTACTGGTTATCGGATCTGTTGCCAACCGATGATTTCAGCAAAGCCCGGGTATTCAGCGAACCGGTCACTCAAGAGCGCAATCTTGTCTGGCTGCCCCGCGCGCTGGCTGAGGCCAAAAAACGCCCGACGTTCAATATCAACCTGCTGAATCCCCGCCAGATGATCCAGGGCGCAGGCCTTCGAGTTCCTGACTGGTTAAAGAAACAGAGAAGGCGCAAGGCACCCAGCGATAAGGTCCGTTGGAACTGTCCGCACTGCGGAAGAATTACCTGGCAGTACAACCCTTACGATTTTGAAGGGTGTAACGACATCACCTGCGAGGGCTGGAGGCGCCCATGGTGAGTTCCAGCGAGCAAATGGATAAAGACCAGCAGGCTGCGCTGCACCGCCAGCTGGTTCGCCTCGGAGACATGATTGGTGATGGGCTGGCTGATGAGCCTGGCGGGCGCTGGATCCGCCAGGAGTATCGACGAGTCATGAGGGCTTTAGGGCATGAGGTGCCGCGGCGCCGTCGGCCACCAGATCCACAAATGACCGAGCAGATAAACACCAGAATGAGCCAGCGTATCACAGAAGTTAAATGCCCTGTCTGCCAGACCCTCAGCCTTAAGCAATCCAGATCGGGATCCATGAGGGCAAATTGTCAGAGTTGTGGGCGAAGTATCCAGTTACTCAGGAAAGGCAGGGCAAAAAAATGACCGAACAGAGACTTACGATATCAGCGCTACAGGATATGCAAGCCATCATGGCCGCCGCTCAACATCCACACGTCGCTCAAGCGATCGGTGAGCTGATCACCCTGCGTGAACTGGAAGAGCGCATAGAGGCGGTAATGAAGCCAGATTGCCCGGGGTTTGAGTCTGCGTGCAGAGCACTGTGGGATCGTGAACCGCATCATCTCCTTGCCCGTCACGGTTATCCAGTGGATTTCGATTCCCAACCGGCGGCCATAAAAGCCGGACTTAAACGCCAGGTTATGACGGTGCTGAGGACAATTTCCGCAGAGGTGAAAGGTGGTGAACTGGCTGAAATCTATCTTAAGCAACAACCCGGAGCGAAATCATGAGCAAAGTTAAAACCCATACCGGCATCGTCGTAACCAAAGACGGCGATAAAAAAGTGAAGCTGCATGAGACGCCGACGACCTGGTGTGCAGGCCCACGAGAAACCTACCGCAAAGAAGATGGTCGCCGCAGCGGGGCACCGATGACCGCCCGCCGCCTGAAGCTGGCCACCATCAAACCCATTGCCGGTGATAACGCATGATCACCGGTCGCTATGTCCTGTATCTGACCTGCGATTGCCGTGACTGCGCCGAGCTGAAGGCGCTGGCTACCGAGATCGGGGTTGGCTCGCTGGTAAAGCCAAAGCTGGAAGTGTTTGAAAGCACGTCTCGCACCGCAGCACACGAAAAAGCCATCGAAGCGGGCTGGCAAATCAGCAAAAACCGTGAACGCGCAACCGCGCCGGGCCATATCAGAGCAAGAAGGAAAAAATCATGACCCAATTAAAAAACGAACGCCTTGAACTCATCCGTGACGTTACGGTTTCCCCTGAGGTAAGGGCAATGGCATGTGAGCTGCTGGAGTTGCGTGCCCAAAATGCAAAGCTGGTGGCGGAGAGCGCGGCCCTGAAATCAGGCTGCTCGTTTTTCTCATACGGCTCTGAGCACAATTTCGAATGGCATAAAACGGCAGAGGAAGCGATTGAATCAGCAGAGGGGGCCATTGCCGACTATCGCGGCGAGGCCTGCGATGGCTGGAGTGAAGAGGTAGACAGCGTTTGCTGGGGTTTAATCATACAGACCGCCACAAAAGTTGGCGAGCGCCCGCGCACAGAAGATGACAGCTGCGATCCGGCGATCGCTACGGTTTGCGATTACGCCCTGTTGCCAAATATCGATTATGCCGAGGCTGGTACTTTCTTTGCGGCAGTGCAGGCTCAGGGGGTGGAGAGGTTCGCGAAGCACAACGATGAATGGGCCGAGCATTATGAAAAGCAAGGCGCTCGCGATGGAAGTGCGGATCGCCGTCGGAGCATCGCTAACGACGCTCATCGTTTTGCCGCCAGACTTCGCCAGGAGGAAGCCCTGTGAGCCAGCGCCGCGAACGCGACCTTATGTGTCGCTTCATATCGGAGGTATGCCATCACCGCATGACCGTCCTGCAGGATAACGACGTATACCGCCACCTGCGTTTCAAGGAGCCCGGCACCTCTTGTTATTACTTCGACATCGTCACCTGGCCCGGGTATCTGGCCGTCACCGGCGATATGGGAACGTGGACGTTCAGCCGCAATCACGACATGTTCAGATTCTTTGGGGGAGCCTTTGAAAAGGGGATCAATGCGGGCTACTGGTCTGAAAAGCTGGAAGCTGGTGCGGGCCGTTCAGCGCATGACGTCCTGGCGCAGGAATACGATCACGATGAATTTTGCGTGAGCCTGAAAGAACAGCTCAGCTCTTACTTTGAAGAGGGCGAAGAAGATGTGACGGACGTTGACTGGGACGACGAAAGCGACGAGCCGGACAGCGACAAGGCCCGCATTCGTGAAATCGTACGCGACCTGTGCCGTGAGGACTACCGAAGCGACGTATTAGCGTATCACGCCGTTTATGAAGCGTACTGGCCTAAGTGTGTGGATACATGGGAGCTGTGCAGCGACATAACCTACAAAAAATACAGTGTCCACTTCCTCTGGATTCTTCATGCAATCGTCTGGGGTATCGGTAAATACCACAACTCGAAGCTGGTGGACCGGGCTATGGCCACCAGCCTGGCATTCAATAATATTCGCGGGGAGGCCGCACAATGAGCAAGTTAACCGATAGCTTCATCCTGAGAGCGGTATGGTATGCCGTTCTTAAGAAATTGCCGGTGGCCGTTACGCAAAACTACTTCGGAGATGGGCGCATTGTCGGGCTTTGCCCAAATGAACAAAGCTGGATGCGCAGCAGCACGCAAATTTGCACCAGCTCCCGTAAGTCTCTGGGCCTTACGCTCAGCGAAGGCCAGTCCATGATCCGCATTAAAAAGCTGATCGCGGCGGGGCGGCTGGTGCGAGAAAGCGCGCTGTCGGGCGGGACGTTTTATTTCTGGCTGCCGGGCAACATCAACCAGGCGGCTTTCGAGCGCTGCCTGCAGCTGATGCACGACGAGGGATTAACGGAAAAAGCAGCCACCATCGCTAATTACGATGAGATTGTGAAACGGGTGCGCGAAAAGCTCATGGCGGAGTTTGGGGAGATCGAGCTGTCCGCAGATCTGGAGATCTCCGGCAAAACCGAGCAGGCGAAGAGCCTCCCACAAGATACGGGTTTTCGGCCTGATGGTGGCGACATTGGGACGGGCCGTATCAGAGAAATAGCGAACAACCCATACGGCGACGAAGAGAAGTGGCGGATGGCGAAGTTGCTGCTGCGCTTCATGGGTGAGGATAAAGACTGTCTACCGCGCGCCGCCGAGGCAGTAACGCTGGCACCACTTAACGACGATCTAATTGAAATTCTCGGACGCCCGAACTTCCTGTGCAGCCCGATCGCTGAATGCCTGCGCATCGGTGGCGCTGACATTATGCGTAAGGCAGAACACGAGCAGGCGGCGGCTATTCACTGGATGCTCAACCTCTATCTTACCCACGGTAGCGAGTGGCGCAGTGCCGCGCATGCCGAGCTGCAGCTGATTGACGCGAGCAACCAGCCTGCTCAGGAGGCTGCACAATGAGCACCATTATCTCAAAAAACCTACATATCACCATGCCCGACGACAGCGTGTGGGCGGTTCCCGTCCAGATGATCGCCACGCACCGCGCCGAGCATTACGCCCCGGAGTTCGGCGGCGATGTCCAGCGCAGCCTGGCCGAAGACACCCTCCCGTTGTTCCGTTCGGACGATTACGAAATTAAGGACTGGGCCGCCAACAACATGAACTGGGATGACGTTAAGCACGCTGCCCGCTGCGTGACGCCGGGTAGCGTGGACTACGACGAAGGCTGGGCCAACGGCGAAAAGAGTGTGGAGGAGGCGGAGTGAGCCTCTTCCAGTGCGAAAATTGCGGGTGCTGTGAGAATACCGCGCTGTCCTCGCAGGGCTTTAAAGGCCCCTTTGCGGACTTTTTCGACTGGAGCTATGCGCCGGAACGCAGGGGCATGTTGCTGTGCTCGGTCTGCGGGCCGGTGAAGTTCGCCAGCGGTGAGGCGACCGAATACGGTCAGTGGCATAACCGGTTCCCGCGCACCTTCCTGCCCAAAGGGCAGTTTGTCACGAACAGCGTCGGCAACCTCGCGCATCGTGAAACAGGCGATGAGGATTTTGCGAAGTACGCAGTGGAGGCCGTTACACAATGAGCCAGAAGCTCACACTTCAATCAATGAACTTCAAACCAAAAATTCACAAATGGGGCGGCTGGTGGTGGTGCCAGGCGATCGGACTTCTAGGCGTGGGGGCCACGCCACGCGATGCATGGGAAGACATGCACGATGAATGGCGTAGGGATGATGTTTTTTCTGAGTTAACCGCCAGACAACGTTTTCTTATCAGTAGTTTAGAAAACAGAAAGGTTATCCGATTAAGGAATGGTAATCGCCTCGCCATACAAAATATTCGTGACGGAGGAATTAAGTGATAGCGACGATTGGAACGATTCTTGTCTGGGCGCTGATGATTATTGGCGGTATTGCCGGTGTGATTTGTGCAGTCGTCGGCTTAATGGTTTTGTGCAACATCAAACGGTAAGGGCATCAGCATGAACAACAGAGAGCAATTAGCGAAAGATAACGGGATGACCATCGAGTTCGTGAATTGGTTCTTCGACAACAAGAAGGACGGATGTGGAACCGCCTGGTTCATGATGATGGCCGCTATGTGGGAAGGGTGGAAAGCGCAGGAAGAAAATGGCACGGCGCTGGCTGCGGAGAATGCGAGGTTGAAGGCTAAGGGCCGAGAGCTGCTGGATGAGGCATGCAAGGTCTACGAGAAATTCAACACCACCATAAACCCGGAAACTGGTGATTTCATGGATGGGCAGACACTTCATGAGTTCCAGTTTGTACTGGATGTTGATACCCCGGCCACCGACGCCTTCATGGCTGAAGTTCGGGCGCAGGGTGCTGATGCAGTTGCTGACCAGCACAGGAGAAAATATGAAGAACTCAAGCCAATAAACGTGTTTTTCGCTGAAGAACACAAAGAAGCGCAGGGGGTTGCCGAATTTGTCGCCGCCCAACTGCGCCAGGAGGCAGCCCAATGACCAACAAACAGGCGCTGCGTGAAGCGGCAATCAAAGCAAAAGAGTTAGGGAATATTTCACGATATACCAAAGCGATGGTTGCCCGGTTGGAATTCAAAGAGGCGGCAACGCCGGATGCCGTGCTGGCTCTGCTGGATGAGCTGGATAATCGCGAAAAACTTCGAGCGGCAGCAAACCGCGTTGTAAACCAGCAGGATATTGAGCTGCAGGAGCTTCGGCAGCGTGTGGCTGAGTTGGAGCAGAGCCACACGAAATTGCGTGAATCCATGGCTACGATTCACAACACGATCCGCATGGATGGCGCGCAAACGTCACTGGCAGTAATTCTTAATGCTGCGAAGCGTGCGTATGACCAATCAGCTACTGCCGCTGGCATCCGCACCAGCTGGGAGGGGTGATATGGCTGCTGAGGCCAAAATTTATGAAACCCACCTGGCACCGGTAAACAAAATGGCGGCAATCGTAACGGGTAAGGGATTTGAGTATCAACCTGACTGCCAGATTAACGGTGATGAGTATATCGGGCCTCCAGAAACAGTGCCGGTGAAAGCGCTTGCTATGAATCCTTCTTTTGTTGATCTAACGGGCAGAAAGAAGGGGAGATTTACTGTAATTGGCCTGATGAAAGAGAAAAAGGGCAGTTGGGTAGTCAGGTGTGTGTGCGGAACGTATACCACGCGCTCTGCAAAATCTATCAAAGGGGCGGACAGCAACCCTAATGCGCACTTGGATGCATGCCGCCGGTGCATGCACGAAGCGTATCGCAAGCGGGAATACATTTACCGGACCACGGGAAAAGATGTCGATCTCTCGGAGGTATTTTGATGGCGGTTAAGAATCTTCAACTGGCCGTCAAAGGCGAATACTTCGACGCAATGAAGCGTGGCGAGAAGGTGGAAGAGTACCGCCTGGTCAATTCGTATTGGAGTAAGCGCCTGATTGAAGCAACCAGCGGTCTGCCGAGGGAGTTTGATCGCCTGATCATCACAAAAGGTTACCCGGACCGAAATGACGAGAGCCGCCGAATCGATGTTCTCTACCGTGGCTACGAAATCAAGACAATCACACATCCGCACTTTGGCCCCGCGCCGGTGAGGGTATTTGCGATAAAGGTATCGCTAAGGCTCACCCATGACTGAATTAAGCAAAGAATATTTAAAGAAAATAATCGATAGCGCGAACGAAGTGATCACGGCGCTGGCCGATGAAAACCCGGACCTGTGCAAAGAGAACACGGACGGGATGATCCACGCGTGGGATTACCTGAATGATGACGTGGCCACGCCTCAGGTAGTGCGTAATATGGCCCACCAGCTGCTTGCCGGCATGGAGCAAGAGCCACTGTATCAGGTGAGGTATGGCGAGCACTGGCGGGACCTGGATAAAGTGCAGTACGACGATCACGTTAAACTCGGAGCTGAAAGCCTGCGCATTCTCTACGCCGCCCCGTCAGCGCCGGTAGCGATGAAAGACCATCAGATTCGCGACCTGGTAAATGAGCTGCGCGATATCGCCATCGAATATCACGGCACCCAGCAACTACGTGAACGCATTGCTCACACAGTCCGCGCCGCCATGCTCCAGGGTAAAGCCGAAATTCAGAAGCAAGGGTTAACTGCCTGGTACGGATCCATGCCTGAATCAAACGGTAAAACTAACTGGACCGCGATTTTGCATCGAAAAGACCAGCGCCAGTGGGAAGGCATCACAGTAGACCGCTCTGAGTATCCTGATCGTGTTCGATACGAAGCTGACAGAATGCGTCACCTGATTGGTGAGTTAGCGGATGCGCCGGATATTTTGACGTACGATGCCGACGCACACAGCGGATATGTTGAACAACCAGCGGATGCCGAGGGGCTGGAGCGGCGTGTTAACGATCTGAGCTCGGTTGTGCAGCAGCGCAATGGGGAATGTGATCGCCTGGTCATCGAGCAGCAGAATTTGGTGATGTTGATAAAGGTACTGTGCCGCTCATTGAAGAAATATAACCACAGCAGTGAGCTTGTAAAGCGCGCAACCAGTTACCTCACCAGGGGAGGTTTTATAAGCGCAGCAGATTGTCTGCGTGGTGAGTTGCCTGGCAATTCAGAGCAACTGGACAATGCCCCTGCGCAATTTGAGGCGCTAGGAAAGCTGGTGGCCATTCCTGGTGATACAGCATAAGCAGTTAAAGAAGGCCCGATTCACACGGGCTTTTTTTACTCAAACCGTTTTGTATCACAAAACAGATTGCAAATGGTGAGTGCCGCGCGTATATTTCTTTTCAGGCGATAAAACATCCCCTGCGAATCGGCGCTTACCGAAATAGAGATTAAGGATCACCAAATGAAACTGTCCCGCCAGAGCACCACTGAATCCGATAAATTCCATAAAGAAAGCTCTCCGTTCGGCGTCCGTTCCTCTGAGTTGCTGCGCGGTCGTAAGCATCATTTTCTGGTTGAAAAAGCCACTGAGGCTGAGCTGGAAGCGATGGATGATCTGCTGCGCGGAACAGAGTTTGGTAAATACTGTGATGATTGCCCAGTATACGATGAAGGTTATTCCTGTGGCTGGTGGATCGATATCGAAGATGTCCCGGCGTTTAAGGCTGAATACAAACGCCTGAAAGGTGAAGTCGCTGCCCGTATCGAGCAGAGCAAAGCGAAAGCGGTAGACGAAGCCCTGGCCGCGATGACTTTTACCGATGTGGCCACCATTGCCCGCGTTGCCTATAACGTCCGCACTGAGCTGCTGACCGAAAATGCCACCGTTAACAGCCTGCGTAACCCTGACTACTTCACCCCCGCCGCTAACCCGTTCCATCGTGGACGTAACGTGCTGACGGCTGACCTGTGGGCGCTGGTGGCACAATGCTTGATTATCGGCAAAAACGAGACGTGCGCCTCTCTTCACCTCCTGGAGAAGAAAGCTAACGCGGAGGTCGAGCGCCGTCATGAAGCTGACGAACCGCGCCGTGTTGCCGAAGTCATACGCGCTGAATTCTGGCTGGGCAACCCGGTACGCCAGCGTGAGGATCTGGAGCTGGCCGAGGCACTGGCACGCAAAATTGACCGCCTGATCGGTAACGCTGATCAGCTGCCGGAGTTTGGGCGGAAGTATGGCCTTACTCCTGACGATTTTGACTTTGTGCTGTCGCAGACTGAGCGCCTGCATCCGGGTATGCTGGCAGCTGATATTGAGGCGGCTCACGGTGAAGCACTGGCGGTTAACTCCGCGCTTGACCATTCATTACCGGAATTCAGCACACCGGCATTGCAGCGTTTCTGGCCCGCCCACACCGCAGGTCTGAAAATGTTAATTATCAATGCTGCACACGCCGCAGCGCTGGAAGAAAACGACGAATTCGACGGCATTATTCGCGACGGCCTAACCCCTGAACAGCGTGCAATCCATAACAGCCGAATGGGGATCGACATTTACGGCGAAGGCTTCAAAGAAATAGTAGGGGCTGCGCACGACGAAGCGCTGGCAATCAACTATGTGCTGGACGCAATGCCCGACGGCGCTGGTTCGCTTAATGGATACGTGGTGCAGCATGCCGAAGGTACATTCCATAAGGTCTGCGAAAGTAACCGGACCCATAACCCGCTACAGGCGAGCTACTTTAGCCCAGAGGACCACCAGCAGGGCCGGATGAAGCAATTTTGTATGAACGGAGAGAGAATCGTGAGATTGGGTGATGCCTGCCGCTCTGTGGCCGGTCACGCGAAATCCCCTATACACCAACCCCATAAAAAGGAGTGAGGATTGAAAAAAAATAAAGTTGCCCCTGATGAGCTTTATCAGGGGCTGCGCGGCAACCAGAACGCCGCCAAAGAAGTACGCCGCGAAGCCGTTATTCACTCGCGCACAACCCCGGAAAAGAAGGTTCGTTATATCCGCCTGGCAAACGAGCGAGGCGTAAAACTCTCTGAGTGGGTTGATAGCGCACTTGAGAAATATGCCGACGAGCAGGAAGCCAAAAATGAGCAAAATAACACCTGAGCAGATTCATAACGCGATGTTCAGCTCCCAAGAGGGCTATGTTGCCTATGTGATTGACTCCATCGAGTTTGACCTTGGTCGCATTCTTGCCGACGAAGAGCAGCGATCAGTTGCGCAATTTGTCGATGGGGTGATCACCACTAATGCCAACGTGAAAGAGGCCGGAGAAGTGGCCCGCGCCGCGCTGGACTACATCGACGCGATCCCAGCTGAAATCGTCGCAACGTTCCCGGTAATGCCGGGCTTTGACCGAGACTGGGCCGAAAAGGTGCTGGCTGGTGGCGTGCCTGGCGACGTGCTGGAGCAGGCGGCACCGATTGACCGTCACCATATGGTCGATATGTCCGGCATTGAGCTGCCCGAAGATGCGGAGCGTAAAGAGGCATTTATTGACGCTATGAGGGCGCGGGATATGGGTGGATTTACCGACACACAATTAATCGCACACATCATGGACAAGGCCGCGCGTATAAAGCCTGATCGCCAAATTGATAACGAGCACCGCAAAGAGGCGCTGATGAATTTGCGCATACTTGAAATTGCGCTTGCCGCGCTGATGGCCCCGGACGATGTGCCGCGTCCGGTAATGGACGGTATTTGCGATATGAGTGACGGCGGCGTTGATGCGCAGGGTATCTGGGATCTGTGTAAGGCTGCAATTATCAATGGCGTTGCGTAATGGCTAATGAGTTCAAGCGCCTCACTCAGAAAGAGAAGGACAAGCTGCGCCGTAAAGCCCTCGAAGCCCTGGCGAACGAGAACTATGGCGACGACGGCGACGGTTTCCATGAGCATGCCACCGCGCAGGCAGTGATCGCGCTGGTGGATGAAATCGCCGCCCTGAAAGCAGCGAAGAATAAACTCGATTTTACCCCAGCGCAGCTGGAGGCCATTAAGCGGATGACCGATGACATGGCCTCAATGATTGGCTGCGGTGAAGATAAATCAGACGAGATCTGGCGCAAGAACGTGAAGCTAATTGATCGGATGTTAGAGAAAAACGGCCATAAGCGATATTTCAAAGGTGAGGACTAACCGATGTTAACCAAAGAGCATTTGATATGGTGCGCTCAAGAGCGCATTGGGGCTGCGCGGGAGATCGCCGAAACTACACCATCACCTGCTGAACGTTCCGCGTGTGAGGTGAGCATTGCCTTGCTTAATGCAGCACTGGCATCGCTGACGGCTGAGCCAGTGGGGTGGACTGACGAAGTAGAGTTGCGTGATGTTGACCGAGGCGGCTGCGGATACCTGTTCACCTGCAAGCCTGTCACACCTCACGCCGATGAGCGCCGCGTGATAAAACTTTACCGCCTGCCGGAGATCGAATAATGCAATTCACCAAAAAGCAGTTGATAGCAAGGGCGCGTAGGGTGTCAGAGATAAACGACCGACACATTGCCGCAGCGCCTGACGCTTCCGGGCTAGCAATGGATAACGCCCTATTTGAAATCGCACTGGCGGCACTGACGGCTGAACCAGTTTATTTCGTTGAAATAGAAGGCGACCAGGACATAAACGCTGGGCGTGTTACAGAGGGGAAACGTCCCGATTTAGGGCTGCTGCCGGACGGGATTAATCACCTCTACGCTGCCCCGCCAGCGCCGGTAGTGCCTGATGGCGTGCTTAACAGTCTTGAACATGAGGCAAATCACGTCACTGACTGGCATCACATGGATGAGCACTCATGCAAGGTAAATCGCCGCGACCTGCTGACGTTGGTTAATGCCTGCCGCGCCGCCATGCAACCAAAGGACGGTAAATAATGGATCCTACAAACGAGCTGTTAATCAAGATTGCCAGAATCCGTATCGAGGAGGCGCAGACGCAACTTAACTACGGCGCTCCGGCCCAGGTGCTGGATGCCGCCCGGGTAGATTTGCGCCTGGCTGAATTGGCGCTGGTGGCACTGCAAGAGCAGGGGAAACCACCAGCCCAGCCGGTTGCCGAAGTAGTGGCATGGTCACACCCACAGAGTCCTCGCACATGCGATATCCGCGCGTTACGCCCTGACATTGCGCCAGGGCTATTGTATGCCGCGCCGCCAGTGCAGATGGAAGCCAAAGCAGATTACACCCTGTACGAGTGTACGGGCTGCGAACATCTTTCAGTCGATCACCACCCGACGTCTTGTGATTGTGGCTCAACGGTCTGGACTGCGATCCCAGTGGTGCGTAAATGAGTAAACGCGAAGAGCTGCTTGCCCGTCATAGCCAGCGCCTCAACAAAATGATGCTGGAGCACCAGCAGGAGATCCACGACCTGATCGCCCAACAGCAACGCGAACTGGCCGCGCTGATGATTGCCGAGGATGACGCGCAGCGGGCGCTGGACGTGCTGAGTATCGTGAAAGCCCCGTTGCAGCATACCGCAAACGGATACTCGCAGCTGGCAGATACAGAAGATGCGCGTTGCCTGGTGCGGATTATTAACGAGACTATGAACGAAATCCGCGAGAGATATAAGCAATGAGCAAGCCAATAACGGAAGAACGCCTGAAAGAGCTTAGCACAGCAACAAATCCGGTTGCCGGCAATGCCAACTAAAGCAGATTTACAGGCCAAATGTGCGTTACTCGAGGCAGAGGTTGTCGATCTTCAACGGCAGCTGCTGCGCATGGAGCGAGAGTTAAGCGGCCAGCTACTGCCGGAAGAGATCGAGCCTAAGGACATGCCCACCCCGCTGCGAGCGCAGATGAAGCGGCATAAGGTCCCCTGGGAAGCGTTCTGGTGCTATGACCATGAGCGCTGGCTGGATGAACTGAGCAGCAGCTTCCCGCATGACATCTACGGAACATGCCCGGCATGCAGGGGGGAACATGCCGAGAACAGCGATTGAGAGAGTGGGGAATATTCATGGCCACCAATATAGCTGGTGGCAACCCGGCAGCGTTTACATCTGCGGAATATGCGGCACAGCAGAGCACCGGAATGGTCGGTACTGGTGGGCTGGGCGCTGGTCTAAGGTGGAGCCGCCATGCGGCAACAGTTCGCCAGCACCGCGGGAGAGGTACAACAGTGCCAACCTTGATCCTGAATGGCCGGACAGCCCGGATATGGCGGTGGAACAGGGCGGGTGAGGCCTAATTTCTGAGATACCTAGCGCCCAGAATCCCGAGCAAACAGGTATGGAATGGCATTACTCATTTGCATGTGTTGACAAGCAAATGGGGAGGGTATCACTATGTCCTTGTTGTCACATGGCAAAGATAAAAGCGCTTAAGGATTCCAGTAATGAACGATAAGGCAGCAGCGCGTGATCCACGCAGCTTAAACTCGATGAAAGACGTAGCACCAGCCACTGCTCATGTGCATATGCGCGTTACGCCCGATCGCAAAATCCGCTATGTGAGACAAGCGGAGAAAGAGGGGCTTAAACTCGCTGAGTGGATACAGAAACACATGGATGCCGTATGTAATGCTGCCGGTACGCCAGATACCTCGCAACACTGGGAGTAAATACGCAGCGCTGTGAGTTCACCTGGTGGGGGTGGTGCGGAAGCTCAGGACGGGTACCAAAATGCAGTAATTAAAGTTTAGTGTATTTGATATCGAGATCAAGCGACCTTCCGGCACATCACACTTGCCGCCATGCAGGAAAATAGCTACTCTACGGCTGAGGATGGCTTTGTGGCATTCTCAGATTTGACACATACCTATAAGGCGCACTTAAGCGCCTTTTTTCTTATACCTGCCTCAAAAAGCGCATAGTTTTTGCGGATAGCGCTGCTTATAATCCGACCAGATATTAATTTAGTGTTATTTGCTGGCGGCTCAATGAAGAAACCCCAAAAGGTAAGCTCCTGGGAGATATCTCGCTTCATGCTTGAGAATGGCGGCGCCTTAACTGCCCCTGACGTCGCTGATATCATGCGAAGAAAATACCCTGATATGCACGTCGAACAGCGCGCCGTTTACCTGATCATGCGCTCAATCTGCTTCTCGAACTACTCCCACGCGATCGTTGATAAATCGGTCCGGCCCATGACGTTCAGGCTGGTATCGATGGATTCGCGTTTCTTCAAAGGGAGGATGGCCTACGATCGGATGGATGAAGTTTCGAAGGAAATGGTGTCCGGTAACCGAATGGATAAGGAGGAGCAAACCCGGGAGTTACACCGGTTTGCCCGCTCCTGTTTTGATGCGATGGTCAGGCGCTGCCGAACTTCTTAAATCGTTTTGTTACGGTTGTTGCAGCGGTGATCTCCTGGGAGTCACCGGCAACAGGCTGCTCATCTTCCTGATTTACCTGCGCGGGTTCGTCCTGCGCCTGCGTTGTCACTGTTTCAGCTGGCTTTGGCTCTTCCGCTGGTGGCGTTGCCGGCAAACTGCTGGTGGCCGCCGGGATTGTCGAAATATCCACATCCAGTCGCAGCTGAAAAGCCTGCAGGATCATCATTTGCTTTTCCATCTGTGACGCAAGGTGGAACTTTTGCGTATCCAGGAAGGCAAAGACATTACTCAGCCCGGCCTCTTCAACCATCGCGCCGCTACGCAGGGTATCTGTGAGGATGGCGCGCTTCACTATGCTGGTGCGTTCGCCTTTAAATCGCTCGTGTAACCGAGCGATAGAAGGGGACTGGCGAGCGGCCTGCGTGATATCCAGCTGTAATGTCTGGCGCTTAGGGCGTTCAGCCATAATTATTCATTCTCCAGTTCCTGATGCTCACCGAGGGCAAGCAGATGAACACCACGTACAACTGCCATCTCCGGCTGCTCCGGGATATACACGTACTGGTGCCACTCTTCAGCATAGTTCGGTAAATAGCTCAGTCTGCCGCCCAGCCAGTTCGCGCCGCCACCAACGACCAGCAGCACGTCAATATCAGAAAGGTTGCGATGCAGCGCCCGGATGTCGGAGCGGATCAGGCTTGCCAGCTCCTGCGCGGCGATCTTCACCAGCTTCTCAATATTGATGCGCTTTGATGCCATCGCGGGTGCGCTGGAACCGATGTAGCCGTTTTCAATAATCGTATCGAGCGCTGCCGGGTTGATTTCTTTCGCCTCAACAATGCCCAGCTCCTGCTCGTGCTCCATCAGCAGCGCATGGAAGCGTTTAATCAGCATGTGGATGCCGTTCTCTGTCGTCAGGCGGCTAATCACGTCGTCGTTATCGTCCAGCATGGCGAGATCGCAAGTGAAGCGACCGATGTCTACAACGATGGAATGGCGCACGCCTTCCATGGCCGGGTTTTCTGAACCATCATCTGCGACAGATGCAGAAACAAAGGCAGGCACAGCTTCGGGCCAGATTTTTACTTCCAGAATTCGCGGAGGTGTAACTTTACCGGTGTAGTTTTTCACCGGCAGCATCAGAGACTTTTTCTTCGCCTCGATGCGCTCGTGGTTAATACCGTTTTCGCCGTAGAACTGATCTGCAGGCAGGGTATCAGCAAGGATAATATCGCGGCCTTCCAGCCCGGCTTTCACAAGGGCGTCAACAACCAGCACGCGGTTAGCGTCAGAAATTTGATACTGGGGATCGCAGGTGTCAACCAGGTCCATGCGGGAGCCGGTGGAGGTGACAGAATAGAGTTCACCCTCTGCAGTGTGCCAGGTGCTATTGGACTCTTTACTGCCTTGCTGGAGATGGCCGCGGCGAATCACCGAGCGCATGATGAACTGATGTGCTTTGCCGTCTTCATTAAGATAACGAACAGCAATATTTCCAGAACCGCCATCGATAGCCACTAACACAGGCTTCTGCTTCATAAATTGCTCCTTAGATTGAATAAAAAGGTGTTTTACAGCAGCGAAAATATTGCAGAAACACATTAATTTTGCAACAAAAAACCATTCAAATTGCAGCGTAGCGCGACATTTTTAGCCTCCCGCCTCAGCTGATCACCAGCATGATCACCTAATGATCAGTCACTGATCAAAGCCACCTTACTTTCGTTATGATCAATTTAGTGTCTGTTGCATTGAAGATGGCCTGCATGACCTGGGACGAACATAAAGAAAACTATAAGTTACTGCTCGCTGCCTCTCCGGGTATGACCATAGCCGAATACGCCGCCCAGCATGGGTTGAACGCTAATACAGCGCGGCGTTACCTGAGGAGTAATGAGGGGCAACCAGCAGGGCAAAAGAAGGTGATCAAGCTGGGTGGTGATCATTCGAATGATCAAACCGGTGATCACTCCAAAAAGCAGCCAAAAACACAAACCAAAACCGCACGAACCGCCAGCCGCACCGCCGGGAAGCCCAGTAAATCAGGGGCTTCTCAGGCAAGGGGCAAGAAGGCGGTCGCCACCCCGACCATGGAATTGATGGGAAAAGTGATCGCTGAGGTTCGTGATCAGGTCCCTGATTACAATCCTGCCAGTGCGCTCGATGACGCCCGGAACGTTGATCCCAACTTATTCCTTTTACCGACCCCGGAAGATATGGCCGCCGCCCGGCAGCTGCTTGAGGAGGCCGGTGCTGACAAAGTTGAAATGCTGATGATTGAAAAATCGCTGGCGCACATGCTGCTGATTGAGCGCGGGCGGCAGCAAATCATTCAGCTCTACGGGGAAACGAAATCTAATGCGGATGATGAGGGCACGCCGCCGATCATGAAGCTGATGGGCGTGTTTCTTTCAGCCTCAGGTGCGATTGCGGACCTGTCCCGGACAATGGCCCAGCTTCGCCAGTCCTACCATAAGGAACAGCGCGAACAGGAAAAGCATGACCAGAAAATAGGTGAGCCAGCGATCATCAAGCGCGCCTACAACAAGAAGAAAAGCGAGGGCTGGAGCGCGCAGGAAACTGCGGAATACATCGAAATGAACGGGGCGAAAGTGCCGCCATTCCTGCTGGAGCTGGTTCGCGCCGAGCTGAAAGCCCCACCAGCGAAAGATGACACACCGGCAGACGTCAGCATGGAAGAGCTCGAACGTATGTCCCGTGAACGGCAGGCCATCACTAAAGCCAGCCTGCAGGACATGATCGAGAAGAAACGTAACCTTGTGGCCGACATAGTGGAGACGCTGGGAGTAGGGGATCTCGATGAGGAGGGCAACCTGAATGATATCGAGCTGGCCGCGCCGTTCGGCCCGGGTGAAGAGGCTGACGAAGAGCTGAACGAATCGCTGTATGGCGACGGCGAATTCGATGACGCGCGAGGTCATGACTACGATGGCGCCTAAGGTAATCAAATCGGCAGTAACAGATCCGCGCTGGCTGGATATGGTGGTGAAGTACCGTTACGACTGGGTGACGGCCATTGAAGTGCTCTTCGGTCGCGAGCTGACCTGGCAGCAGATGCTGGTGGTCCAGGAGGCGCAGGAAACGGGTAACTGGGTATCGGTTACATCCGGGCACGGTACCGGGAAATCTGACGTCACCGGCGCCATGATCCTCTGTTTCCAGATGTTCTACCCGGGCGCCCGTACCATCATCGTGGCCAACAAAATAAAACAGGTCATGACCGGCGTTTTCAAATACATGAAAATGCACTGGGCAACAGCCTGCAAGCGCTTTCCATGGCTCGCTGAATACTTTGTACTGACAGATACCTGCTTTTACGAGATCACCAACAAAGGTGTCTGGGAAGTGGTGCCGAAGGGTTTCCGCCTGGGCAACGAAGAAGCACTAGCCGGTGAGCACGCAGAGCACCTGTGGTATATCGTCGATGAGGCCTCCGGCGTCAGCGATAAGGCATTTGGTATCATTGAGGGGGCGCTGACGCAGGAAGATAACCGGCTGATGCTGATCTCCCAGCCGACGCGTCCGAGCGGGCGCTTTTACGATTCGCATCACAGCCTGGCGAAAGGCCCGCACAACCCGAAAGGGCTGTTTACCTCGATCATGCTGAATTCTGAGGAATCGCCACTGGTCACCCTGAAGGCGATCCGGCAGTTCCTGGCAAAATACGGCGGGCGTAATAACCCGGAATATCAGATTAAGGTGCTGGGGCGGTTCCCCAAAACCACCAGCGATTATCTACTGGGGCGAGATGAATGCGAGAGCGCCCAGAGGCGCAAGGTACTGCTCCCGAAAGGCTGGGGCTGGGTGGCCTGCTGCGACGTGGGGAACGGGCGAGACAAGTCCATATTAAGTATTTTCCGGGTGAGCGGCAGCGGCCTGACGCGGCGAGTTGTGCCTTATAAGGTATACGAAATGGATACCACGATCACGCCGACGAAGTTCGCTGACTTCATTTACGCTAAATGTGACCCTTCTGTATTCCCGAACATCACGATAGTAGTCGATGGTGACGGCGTCGGCTCTGCAACAGCTGACAAACTCTATGAGAATTACGGGATCGACGTGCAGCGCATTCGCTGGGGCTTCCCAATGCACAGCAGAAGCGACCGCAAGCGCTTTGTGAACCAGCGTGCCTACGCGAACATCATGGCGCAGTTCGCCATTCGCCAGGGAAGGATGCGCCTTGACCGGGATGATAAAACGGTCGAGCAGGCATCGAAGATCCCAATCCTGCTGAATGAGCACGGGCAATGGCTGGTTATGAAGAAAGAAGTGATGCGGCAGAAGCTAAACATCAAGTCGCCGGACCGGTGGGATACATATTGCTTTGCCATGCTGGCAAACTACGTTCCGGCGAATGAGGTTCTTAGTCAGGATGGCATGCATGAAAGGGACGAAGCGCTGGCGCTGCTGGCGAGTTAACTCCCTTCTCGCTTTGATGATGCGGTGCCTGCAACGGCATCCTTCATCATGCGCTTCTGTCGGCTCTTTCGTTCTGATGCTGCTCTTAACTGGCGTTTATTTTTTTCACGATATTCCGCCAGGCGATCGCGAACCTTTTCCACCTCTTCGACCAGATACAGCTTCGTGTCTGGCCACATCGCCGTTGGTATGCCCTCAATCATGTCATAAGGGCTGGTGGATTCGCGCTCACGCGTGGGTTTCGTAGAAAGTCTCAGCTGGTCGTTATTCACGATAAACAACCCATGGGAAGAGACGCGCTCCAGCTCCAGCTCGGTGCTGCCCTCATAAGCGATATTGGCGATCGTATCTTTGAACCCCTCACGGCGCATATACATCCGCGCATCGCCCGGGAAAGTTGATAGCAACTCAATTTCCTTATGCAGCTGCGCACACAGCTCATCGCATTCAGGCTTTGCCCGCGACCGGCGGATCTTCGCCTGCATGGCCTCAATCACTTTCGATACCGGCCAGTTACGAACGGTAACCGCATCAAGCTCGTACACACGCACTCGCGTGGCACCAGCGATCATTTTTGGATAGGGCTTAAATACCTGAGGTGGAATATGCAGATCGGGGAACTCTTCCAGCTTCTCTGCGTAATCAACCCATTTTTGAATTTTGGCGCTGTATGTAGAATGCTCGTCCGGCTGCAACAGCACAACAGGGCGAAAAACTTCGCCGTACCGGCTTGTAATTTTATATTCAGCTCGATGAAGTGCCTCATCAAGGAATTCCCTTCGAAAGGTCATGAATTCCAGATACAGGCGTTCCGCGAGGTTGTAGTCAGTCATGTTTTTTCTACCCTGCATGAAGAACGGTATGTAAGTGAGCGATGACAATGTATAAAAAATATAGTGTTTTTTAAAGCAGTGCACGCCCTTTCAGGGGAGAAAGAGTAAAAAAAGCGCGATCGACCTCGCAGAAAAGTAAGCCGCGCCTAACTGGGGGGAGAGATCAGGCCAGGATACTGGCGTTAAGCTCTAAACGGGCGAGAAAAGCAGAGATAAGGCAACGTATTGTTTTCAGGAGACTATTTTGCATCTCAGCCGATTCACGGCGGTATCCATTCACGATCATGATGTGAGAGGAAATGATTAAAACAAACTTACGACTTGATGCTGGTTCTCCGCAGAGTCTATACGCGTCCTCAACATCCTTCATTGTTACTTCGCGGGCCAATTGCCACCTCACCGATAAATGTTTAGTGCTTATTAAAACTGTATTGCGTCAATTTATATCATTAGGATTGCTCTGAATAAATGTAAAAGTTGACACAATAGGCGACTATTTGACCAGTCAGTTTATAAGTGCAACAAAGTCCTCATAGATTGTGAGCTTCGTAGCAAAATCAACCCGAAAATAGCGCCGAGATACCAATTATTTAAATTAATCTCTTCGGCACTAACGGGTTAGCCCTTAAGGGATAACAATAATGCCTTCGATTTTCATGAATTCGGTCCATAGACAGGGATTATCGCAATCGCGGTGGCTATGGCGCGTTACAAACCGATACAGCACTTATCCACAGTCAACTTTATATAATTCCCATTATGTATAGTTGATATTTGAGTGATCACTGTTACATGTTGTCGATATTTAAGACCCGATATTTACTATTACCATCAGTGACTATTAGCGAACGTACTCTGTTCAGTTTTGTGAAGGTAAATTTCTGTCGCTTTCTCACGGCCAGCATCGGTGAGCGAGAATGCCAGTTGCAGACTCTGGTTGCGGAACTTTTTAAGGTGACCGGACATCACCAGTTTTCGGCAGGACAAATTGTAGTTGTTCCGGTGCGTGGTAAAACCCTGGGTGTTGTCATTGATCATCTTCAGCAGCCGGGCACCAGGAACTGGCCCGGTCATGCCTTTCAATTCCAGGGCGTACAAAAGGAAAAGCGTATTTTTTTGAATTTCAGAGAAACGCTGGGCGGGTTTGGTTGCCATTTTATATCCTTAATAATTGCCGCAATGATTAACGACACATTACCCCAGATGCGCGTACGTGAAAATTAGAATTTTTCGGGGGCTCTTCTACGCCAGAATTCACGTAGCGCACCAAAAAACACGAGCGTAATACGGGAAAAATTTATTACCGCCGCGCGACCGCATACAAAAAACCGCTGAAGTCCCGGCTCAACTGGCCCTGGCGCTTTCGGCATCATGATGTTTTCAGGCTGGTGGCCCGCTGTTGGGTAAAAACCGCAAAACGAGTTGTTGACTCACAGATCGTCAACGGTGTAGATTCAATAAACACTAAACATTTAGTTACAGCCACAACCCTTCCGAGGGTGCAACAGAAAAGCGCGTTTGGTCTGAAAAGTTAAGCGCCCTTTTCGTTGTAGCGCGGTGGCTCCTACGCTTCAGCCGGGTGACGTTTCCCGATAGCCGTCTGCGTCCACTGCAATAGTGTGGGCGCACCCGTAAGGCCATTGGATTTTCGGTAAAGGCATTTTCACCGCCAGCGCCGAACGACAGCGTGTTGGGCATGCATGCGCCAGTGGCCTTTCGGGTGTGAGTAAAAGTTCACGGTGCAAACGTGACGCAAGACTGGCGAGATTGCTTTTTCCTCTGAGGACGCCAGCGGCCAGGTTGACCAGTCGCCTGAGTGGCCGCGCCGGGTAAGCACCGGCAACTGCAGGACATTGCGGCTTCTTTGAGAAGCGCCGGACGCGTAACCGGCTGAAATAAAAACTGAGGTGACAGCTGGAGAGACAGCACCACAACCAAAGAGCGCGGGCGTGAAAAACTGTACCTACAGGCGGCGGAATTACGGTTCCCGGCCAAGCCGCATAGCTGAGGGGATCGCTCTTTTTGATTGTGGTGAATGCACAGGCTGATGTGCAGCGGACTTTTAATCCGTGCGGGTACTGGCACAACCAGTCCGAAAGCCGGAGATCGGCACCGGCCACCACAAGCAGTAAAGCCCAGACGATATCTGAGTGGCTTAAAAAACAGATGGGAGCTGGTGGAAACCCAGCACACAACGGAGTGAATCATTCTTGCCTCTGGTCCGGTTTCGCGACTGGTGGGGGCGGGTAGCCACACAAGCCGCAGCGCGAAGCGGCCCGAGTGGAGTTAAGCGCGGGGAACCTTATCGGGGAAGTGAAACCCTGGGGGGATGATTCACCCCGTTGTGGAGAATTGCAGTTGAAAAGACAACCAGAAGATCAGCATCTGGCCCATAACCACCTGTCACCCACTTCACTGGGTGTCGCCGGACGAAAGTAACCGGCAAAGCCCATTGCTATTATCACCAAAACTTCCATGAATTGCTGTGTGTAGACGTTGCCCATCCCGTGATGGGCTTTTTTTCTGAATATTTTGAGCTCTGAGCAGTAGCTCCCTGACAACGGAGCGCACAACCGAAAGCCCGGTCGCGACAAGGTTTTCGGTTGTGGTAATGCACCTAGCGGATGTGACGTTTGATGATGTATTGAAAGAGTGGACAGACGTCGGGGCTTGCCCCAGGTGGAGGCACCACCGCCACAACATAACCACAGGCACGATCGATAAACGGTGTCCTGGCGTTTAATGCCAATTCACGCAAAGGCAGACGAACTGCCAGAAGGTGAGCCAATGAGTTATTCACGTTGTACCTACTGCGGCTCAACGCTGCACACCGTAGCGAATTGCCCAAAAACATGGGGAGGTTCAGCCCGCCGTGCGAACCTGCGCTGCGGTTACTGCGGCAAGTCTGGCCACAATTCTAATGCCTGCCCGTCTAATGCAAGCAGCGGGAACCGTCGTCGTCTGAATGATGATTACTATCTCGATTAAGGGTCATAACTATGAGTGAAGCAATTCCCCAAGATGGCAGCACCGTCAAAGGCTACCGCACGTTAACACCAGGCGACATTGAGCGCATGAACCGCCTGAAGGACGTTAGTCGTCACTTTTGCAGTCTTCTCGATACCGAGCGCGAGGAGCTGATGGCTGCACGCAATGGCCCAGCACTGTTAAGCACAGAGCAGGCGCGCGAGATTGATGACGCCCTGCGCTGCCTGTCGGTCGCACGCACAAAAATGCAGGAAGCCTGTATGTGGGGCTGTCGTGCTATTGCGCGGCCTGACGCTGATTGTTAGCCGGTAAGCACCCGGCACCACGCGTTTTCCAACTACCAGGGGCACTAAAATGCAGCAATATGTGAGCACTAAGATCGTCAATGGCACGCCTATGACGCGTCAGGAGTACATCAATTTACGCGGTTGGACGCTGCCAGAAAACGAGAATGGCGCAGATGAGGGCTATCTCGTCGAGTATCACGATGGTGGCCAGCCTAATACCGACAGCCACAAAGGCTATATCAGCTGGAGTCCAAAAGACGTTTTTGAGCGTGCCTCTCTCCCGCTCGGCAATATTGAAGGTCTTGCTCCGCACCACCAGCGTATGCTGGCCGAACGTGCGCAGTTATGCGATCGCATTACCAAGCTAAACGGCTTCATTGGTACGCGTCAGTTTCTGGATCTCGAACCGTTAGATCAATCCCGCTTGCAGTCGCAACTAAATGTTATGGCACATTATCGGCAGGAACTGGATGAGCGTTTATTTGCGCTGAAAAACGAACCAGCCTGATCGGTAGGCGGGCACAAGTCAGCAATCAGGCCCCTTAACTCAGCGGTGAGAGTAAGCCCCTCATAAGGGCCGAGTCGCCGGTTCGAATCCGGCAGGGGCCACCATTTCACGTATGTTTTCAACGCCTATATTTAAGGCCACCTTCGCCGGTGGCCTTTTTGTTATCTCAAATAGATAATGACAAACACTAAATATTTACTTATTATTTGCCGGGTGTTATCCAAAATAGATAACCCCGCAAGGAGAGCTGAATGAGCAAAACGATTGATCAGGTAGCCAAAGAGCATTTTGGCGGCGTACTGTCCGACATGGCCAAGGCAAACGGCGTTACGCGCCAGCTGCTGAGCCGATGGAAAAAGAAAGGTTGGGTGATCAGCAACGGAATGATTATGCGCCCCTACCGTCAGCTGGTGGATGCCAATGGCAACGCCATTCACGATGAGCCAGACCAGGAGGCGGGCACCGAAAACAAACATAATAATTAGCGCGCCAGCTCCGCTATGATGACGGAACACCGGCGCAATTGATTACAGCACATCGCAAGGATATGAGACATGAACAAGGCTTTGCCCGCCTCCCCTACCCCCACCAGCAGCGTTTTGGTGCTGCCGGACGATGAAAGGATCGATGCAGATGTTAAACGCAACCTGGCGGCGCTGGTGCGCGATAAAAACGCCTTTGCGGATAACACATGGTCAAGCTTTGAGTCTGTCATAAGCTTGTGGGCGCGCTGGTGTGCCGATAAGAAACTCCAGTGGCTCCCGATCGAAGCTGAATGCATGCGCGAGTATCTGATGGAGATGCACACAAACGGGCTGTCTGTCGCCACCGTTCGCCAGCACTACTCCATGATGTGCAAACTGCACAGGCATGCCGGGCTCCCTTCCCTCGTTGATAATCCCGCCGTCAATCTGGCCATGAAGAATATCACCCGCACCGCCGTTCAGGGTGGCGAACGGACCGGGCAGGCGATCCCTTTCCGTTTGCGCGACCTCCACCAGCTGGCGCAGGCATACGGCATGTCTAAGGACCTGGCGGATAAGCGAGACCTGGCGTTTCTTTCCGTGGCCTATAACACGCTGTTGCGTATTTCGGAGTTAAGCCGCGTGACGCTGCGGGACGTCGAAAACGGGCCAGACGGACGCTATGTGCTGCGTATTGGTTACACTAAAACGACGCTCACCCCTGACGGCGTGGTGCGTACGCTGAGTAAAGACGTTTCAAGGAGGCTGAAAAACTGGATCGATGCTTCCGGCATCACCGACCAGGATCAATACATTTTCTGTCCGGTAGACCGCTGGGGTAAGCCACGTCTTAAAGCCAAATCCCCCTTAACGAATGCTGCGATGGAGAAGATTTTCTCACGCGCCTGGCGGATGATCCGCGGCCTGCCGGGCGAGCCTGATGATAAGGGCCGGTATGCGGTCTGGACGGGCCATAGTGCCCGGGTAGGCGCAGCACAGGATATGACGGCGTCGGGGAGTTCCCTGGCGAACGTCATGAAGCAAGGCGGCTGGAAACGCGTCGATATGGTGATGCGCTACATCCGCAACCTGGAAGATGCAGACAATGATCTCAACAGGATGTTAGAGGGCGACAGGTAGCCCGCACCATACTATCAATCTAAGGAGCAACCATGAAAATCACTGAGCTACGCCTCAGCACGTTAAGGGCAATCGAGGTCCATAAAGAGAGCAAAACGGCGGCGGAACTGGTGCCGTTGATCCAAAGGCCAAACGACAAAATCACGTACATGCATGCGGTCTATCGCTGCGTGCGTGACCTCATTAGCGGCGGTGCGCTGGTGGAGGAAAAGGACATCCTAAAGCTCACGGAGCTGGGCCACGACATGCTGGACCAGGCACAAAAGAAGACAGACCCCGACCCTATTTTTTTTGTGCCGATAAAACCGAAAAAATAAACACTAAATTTATATTATGAGCAATAAAGCAACGTTTATCATTGGTTCCACAACCGTCCACCTTATCGCCGGACATAAGGCGGGCGGCGCCGCGGTTGCTTGCGTTGTTGAGCTGGAACTGTCTGAGCTCCAGTCTCTCACCGTTTATTACCCAATGGGCAGCATTACGGCTGCCCAGCGCTTTGTTTCAACGGCAACGGCTGAAACGGCGGAGCGCGGGTACAAAAAAGTTATGGAGGAGCATGGCGCCGTGCTGGAGCTGGTCAATAAGTGCTTTTCCTCTCACCTCCCGGACTGGAAGCGTCTCGGGAAAAATTAACCAGAAGGATCCTTATGAAAACGACAATTGTGACCGCCTTCAGGAACTCTAAGTTCACGCTCGCGCTGATTGCCTGCTACGGGTTCTGCTATACGCAGCTCCCCTCACCCGGCGGGGAGATCTGGGCGCAGATGTTTTCCGTACTCGCCTGGACCTCGGTTTACTGCACCAGCCTCCATCGCTTTAACAGTGATCGCGTGGCGCTGCAACGCCATATTGACGCCGTCAATGCCGCTCGTGAACGCCGGGTTTTAAAAGAGGCGATCGCCCGGGGCGTTATCCATGGCGACATGCTGGAGGATAAGCGTCTTGCAGGTCTGTTTGCGCATTGCCTTGTAGAAAACATGGCGCTGGCTGAAGGAAAAAAAGCATGAAGATCTCCCGCAGGCAGATGCGTTTTTTTCTGGCGGCAGCGTGCGCGGTTCCCGTCGAACTCAATTCGCCGTACACGCACTTTTCTTCCGTTGACGCTGCCGGCCACTACTCGGGCGAAGATATTTGCTCCGACAGTAAGGTGCTCAAGCAACTTGCCGGCATGGGCATGATCCGCTGCGTGGGCGACGAAGATGATTTCTGCGTCGAGTTTGCCGATCGCGGCGACTTCCTCAGTGCGTGGCGCGCTGGAGCCCGCGCGGCAGAACGCGGAGAAGGCATTGAATACAGTGCTTATAACGCCAACGGCATGGCATTTGTCGCTGGCCACCAGCACTGGCATGAGCATGCCCGCCCGGGCCGGATACCGTACAAGGCGGAATATCACCGTGCCTGCCATGGTTTTACGTGTGTAGATACCGGCGAAGAATGGGATCAGGCCTGCTATGGATAAGGTAATAGGCTTTGCCCTGCTCGCCTTTGGTGCGTATCTGGCGCTGGTGGTCGGCCATAAGGCCATCTCTGTTGTGCTGATTCTGGCAGATGACTGCCTTCACGTACTGATGAAGATTTTCAGGGTGCGCCGATCGAAACGTCGGGGCGCAGCTGCTGCCCGGGGCACCCCAAAAACACGCAGCTAAAACACTAAACTTTTACTTTGCGCAAAAAGGAAAGGCCACCATGAAAGGCGGCCTTATGGGAACTATCAATCTAAGAGCAACACCACTGAGAAGTGGCAATCGACTCTCAACACAAAGCATACCGAATAAGGATCTTTGTGTCTAACCGACAGGCTAAAAAGCCGTAAAGAGTGAACAAAATGGCGAAAACGAGCGAAGAAAAATTGCAAAACATGCTGGCCTCCCGGAAGAGGTCGCAGGAACGCGCCAGGGAGAAGGCGCAGAAGAAATTAGCCGATCCTGAGTGGCGGCAGCAGCAGTTTGCAAAGCAGCTCGCCCAGCACCAGGCCAGCATTGAACGGCAGAGGGAGAAAGCCAAAAACCCGGTTACACGCACGCAGTCGCAGGCAGCCAAAAAGGCGAAGGCATCCCGTAAAAAGTCCTATGGCAGCAAAGGGCGCACGCCGACGGCTGAAGAACGCCGGTACATGTCCCTTCTCGGTGCCCTTCCCTGCATCCCCTGCCACGTTCACGGGAAAACAACGTTTCCTGTGAGCCTGCACCATACGGATGGTCGCGTGGCGCCAGACGCTCATAAACGGTGTCTGCCGATTTGCGATCACCACCACCAGCACGCGGCACCCAAAGAGGTTCGTCTGGAATTCCCCTGGCTGGTGCCGGTGCATGCTGATGGTTCCGTCGGCGGCAAGGCAGAGTTTGAGCGGCACAACGGGAGTCAGGATTCATTACTGCAACTCGCTTATGAGATGGCTGGTATTGACCACCTGAAAAACACTAATTAATATGTAATTGATTTGGAATTATTAGCTGTAATGCATGTCACTTATAAACCGCCGCTCTGTGGCGGTTTTTTATTTTCACCGCAACATAACACTAAACTTTTAAATGCTGTGTGAGTTCAATTAGTATTGCTCAATTGATGCGCCAGCGGCGCGCCAGCCCGGAGGTTTACGTGTCTGATAAAAAAATTCTGGCCATCTGCCTGTCAGTATCCCCACCTGTAGCGATCGAGGCGATTTGGTTCAAAAACAAGCTCACCATGAACACACCCATACCGCTGCAGCCTAACCGCACGGCACTGGAAGCGTCGGTGACCAAAATGTTGCAGGAGTACGAGGAAAGAGGGTTTGAAGTGCTGGTGGAAGAAGCGACGATTTTTGCCAGCGCTCGCGGTGCCCGGCGGATCCGGCTGGGCACGAACGACGAAACAGGGAAACCGTTGCTGCTAACCGCACTCAATATTTATCGTGAACTGAAAATGCAGTCAGCGATAAACCTACCGAAAGGCCAGCCCGGCTATGAGCTCCCGGACAGCATCTTTGACGCCGATAAAGACGCCCGCGGGAACAATATTTATCACGTCGATTGGGCGAACCTGCGCCCTACGCATGTGCTGACCATGCTGTGCTGCTATGCCACGCAGTTTCATAACCCGGACAGCTCATACTTCCTCTCCCGGATGTTCAGCGACATCGAGGATGCCGCGCCCAGTGACCGCTACGCACCGTTGAAATCCATCATTCAGCACGCGTTAACGGATGAAACGGAAATGTCTGTCAGCCCACTCACCGGCCAGGGGAATTACCTGTGACGCTCTCACGTCTGGATAACCAGCAGATAGCCGACCCGATCCAGCGGTCGTACCTGCACCGCGTGGTGCGCGACAAGTCCCTCACCTTCGATCTTGATCTCATTACGCACTTTATCGCGCTGGATGAGCAGTACCGGCCAGACCTGGTGAGTTACCGGGTTTACAAAACGCCCGAGCTTCAGTGGATGGTAACGCTCATTTACGGCAATGAAGATCCGGCGGCGGCCATGAAGGCGGGAACGGAGCTGCGCCTGCCGCCCCTGGCCTGGGTGCGCGAACAAATCCGGCATTATGCCAACGGCGGCGAAGTGGCCGGAACTCTGATAGAGGAATAACGGTGGATTCAAAGCCAAATACAACGCACACCCACGCGGAGTTAAACGATATCGCCCGTCGCTGGCTCCTACGGCCAGAATCAGGGCGCGGCCCGGGCTGTAAGGTTGCGTTTACCGAAGTGGGCGCCGTGGGCGACGGCGAACGTGCAGACGCATGGGGTTATCGCTGGGGCTCGGAAGGCGGTAGCGTGCTGGTGGAGTCCAAAGTCAGCCGCAGCGATTTCCTGCGCGATCGCCATAAGCCCCACCGGCAGCCGATGCACGGTGTAGGCCTCGGTGATTACCGTTATTACATCTGCCCGGAGGGGTTGATTAATATCAGCGACCTCCCGGACCGCTGGGGGTTGCTATGGGTGAATAAGCGGGGGCATGTGAAGGTGCTGGCGGGCCACGTTACCAGCTCGTTTGCGGTGCCGACACTCTGGAACGGGGAAATCGTTGAGCGACACAGCCTGCGCGATTACGCCCCATTCTGGCGCCATGAGTCCGATCAGGACGCCGAACGCGGGCTGATGGCCTACATGCTGGCGCGCGTGGGCGATCCTGACGCACTGCTGCAGGAGCAGCGCGGATATCTTCGACTGAACGCGCAGCAAACCAGCCAAATCATAGCTCTTGAGAAGGCAGCCCGCGCCGACCGGCAGACAATAGCCCGGATGCGACGTACGCTGCTGAAGGCCGGGCTGGAAGATCCTGTCCTGCCAACATCCCGCGGCACTCCAGTGTTTATGCTGGATGAGGAGGCAGGCAATGCCAGCAGCTGATTTTGAGCGCCAGCAGGATGGCCGGTACGTCACCGACGGCCTTTCAGCGCGTGATTTCGAGCGAGTATTTAACCTGATCTCGAAGCACCAGCGGAAAGCCCGTCGAAAGGCAAAGCGCACCCTGACACCGGCGCGGATGCGTAACAAGGATCTTGAGGAGTTTCTGAAGCTCGGCAAGAAATCGGATGGCACGATCTTTACGCCAGAGGACATGAAGCGGTTTATCGAAAGCCGCACCAGCATCCGCGGCAAATTCGACAGCTCAACGGCGGGGATCACCTACGCACAGCTGGTGGCTCAGTCCACCAGTATTGATATTAAGCGCGCCAATAACAGAGTGGACGATGGTACCGGCATCAAGGCAGCCACCTTCCTGGGCCTTAAGCAAGACGTCGCGATAATCAGCGTTAAAGCCTCAGATGAGTCAGTGCATGCGCATCACCGCGTAAAAATCCGGTTTGAAGGATGGGATCAGGCGGTGGAAGAGCTGGGGGATGAGAAAACCTCCGCCGCGGTTATTGTGCGGCAGCTGTGCGCCGGGCGCGTCTCCTTTGATTGCGATTGTGGCCGCCATCAATACTGGTACCGCTACATCGCGACTGCCGGTAATTATGCGCTGGCCCCACCCAAAGAATATGCCTTTCCAAAAGTACGAAACCCAGACCTGACCGGCGTTGCCTGCAAGCATGTGATCCACAGTATGACGCGCTTTCAATCGGCCACCTGGCAGGCACAGATCCGCAAGCAGCTGGAGCAAAACGCTAAACAGGTCGCTTTTGGAGATGACAAGAAAAAAACCACACGATTTTTCACTGAGGATGAGCTCAAGAAGCTATCCCGCAACCGCTCGTCTACGACAGACCAGGCAAAGCAGCGGAGTGCATTCACTAAATACCAGGCGGCACAGAAGTCACTGCAGAAGACCATCACCAGGTCGGGATCATCGCTCGATGCCCTGCGCAAGAAATTAAGCAAAATGCGTAAGTCTGGTGAGGCTACTCGCGCTGAACTGGAGAAAGAGCGCGCCGCCCGCAGGGCACTGGAGGATCGGTTACTCAAGGATCAGATAGCCCTCAGGAAACAGGCGTTTATTGATGCCCTGCTGATGGCCGGTATGAGCGAGAAAGACGCAGAAGCGAAATTCAAGATATGGCTGGATAACGAACTTAAAAAGGCGGCGAAGAAATGAAGTATGACGAGGACTTTTTAGGCGGCTGGGATGAGCCGGTAGCTGGCCAGCGCGTAGAGGCACCCGCACCAGCGCCAGCCCCTGAACCTGCCGGTGCGGTAGAGCTGGTGGACGACGAAGAGCAGCAGCTGGATAGCAGCGGTGAGGCTGAGTCTCCGGCACCCGATGAAGAAGACGGAGAGCAGCTGGGCAACGTGGTGCTGCCCGATCACTTCGAGCCTGCGGATAGCGCCGATCGCCCTATCGATTCCTCTATGCGCACACGCTATCACGGACACGGTGAATTTAATGACCTGCTGCGCGCAGACTGGATTGCGGCCATTGAACTGGACCCTGATGCGTTCGACGCACTGCTGTATCGCGCAACCCGCCACCAGCCCGACGCCAACGATCAGCCATCCACTCCGCAGGTAGCGGAAGTATTTGACCCTAACCAGGCATTGCTGGACTACCAGCACCCGGAAAAAGTGGCTGTACTCGACTGCCCGGATGAAATGGAGTCGTTTATGGGGATGTACGACGGCAGCGATAACACCGGCGCCGGAGTGGATGCACTGATCCTGCGCACCAGCGGTTTGAATGTGCCAGTGGGCAGTGTATTTGAGTGGCAGGAGCAGCTGACCGGCGACCGCTACCGCCGCGTCTGGTGGTATGTACACCGCATATTCAATTACGGGACGGCAAACGTCGGTAGCCTGTTTTATTGCATCCCTTTCCGTAGCCAGGAGCTTTGATTGATGAACGAAATCGTGCTGAGTCGCTTCAAAACGCTGGAGCTGACACCGAACGGCAAGCGTGAGATCTCATCGTTATCTGATGTGGATAACGGATTCACCGCCAAAATCCTGGATGCATTTGATGGGTTGACGTTCTCAGCTCCCACGCGCGAAGCGAAGGCGATGACCGAATTTCTCCAGCGCGCAAAGAGCGATCAGATAAGCTTTGGTAATTACCCGGACCCGGGAGCCTGTCTCTCGGCGTGGCGTTCTTCCGGTAGTGGTCAGAAGCAAAGTACGCAGCAGAAACCTGTAAATCGCCTGGCGCTGCCGCTAATTAATGTCAGCCGTAATATCGGGTATTCGTACTATGTTGGTGACCACCAGCGTGATGAATATGACTTCGGTGAGCTGATGGATGATAAAGAGCAAATCATCGCGGTTATCAGCATGCTGCCCGTTCAGTTGGATTTCAAAGTGTGGGCGCTGGCTGCCGACAGAGAGACGCTGAGCTATATGACTTCAGCGATCGGTTCATGGATGCGACCGTGGCATACCCAGGGGCAAACAGCATTCAGTTGCACCAGCAGCCTTTGCGGCATAGCTGTAGATGTTGATGGGTGGCTGGATTCGCCAAAAGCCATTGACTGGTCTGATATTTCATTTACTCCCCAGGAGGAACGCGTTTACGCCGCTGAATGCCAGATTTCAGTGATCACTCAGCAGCTGGTGGCCTATATGGTCGATAGCCGCGTCATCCGTCATGAAACCGTTCTAAGGGGGGATCATGGCCGGTAACAAGCAGTCTGACACCAAAACACAGCTTTTCCTCCAGTCCGCGAAGCTGGGCGACCAGGAGATCCCCCGATCGATGATGCTGACATGTCTCTACATCGAGCACGCCGGACTTTCCGCCCCGCAGCTGGTGATTGAGTATAAAGATTCGACCAACTGGATCATAAACCAGCTGGGCGTCAAAACGGGCTCCCTGCTGTCGGTTACGCTGGGCGATCCGCATGGCAACGGCCAGACTCAGTGGAATGACACCTTCTATGTGCTGAAATGCCCGTCAAAGGGTGACGTTGTCACGATATACGCGTTCAGTGATTCGGTTCGGTTGATAAAGGAGCCAGCAGCTAAAGCGCAGTTCTTTGTTGAAAAGCAGCCAAAAAATATCGTCGCAGCCCTGGTTAAAGGGCTGAAGGTAGAGGCGGACACGTTTACCAAACAGGGCACGTATCACCTCAATGTTGGTCAAAAACCCTCAGCCGTTATTCAGGAGATCGCCCGGGATGACGGAGCGATCGCATGGATTGCGCGCGGCACTATTTTTTTTAAAAGCATGACACGTCTTGCCGCCAGCAATCCCGCCCTGACCTACAGCGCAAATAACCCGACGACTGACGGTTTTACCATCACCCGCTGGCGCGTGCTCAACAACGATCAGGCCTATCTGAAAGACTACCAATACCGGTTTATGGGATACGACATGGAGGGCGGCCTAATCAGTGCAGGCTCGCCCAATCATCCGGTCAAGATGGTGGCGGCGCAGGAGAAATCTATCCTGTCGAATATGCTGAAAACCCTGCTGCCAAAGTTCGAAATGGAGTGCGAGGGTAACGGCAGACTGACGCCCGGGCTGGTGGTGAAATGCTTAGTGAACTCATACAGCAACGATAACGGACTGGATGAGTCGGTACCGGCAAAGATGATCATCAGCAAGGTGGCACACTTTGAGGACCGCTACTCGTATACCTCAAAAGCGGAGCTGGCCATCGTGTATAGCGGCGACAAGGCGCAGGAGTAAATATGGACAATTTTAAGTACCCGCAAAGGGGAACGGTCGTCACCACTGTGCACCCGAAAAGCCTGATGATGGCCCGGGTGCGCATTGACGGGTTACACGACACCGTTTCAGAAAATGATCTGCCGTGGGCAGAGCGCAGGCTGCCGGACGGTGGCGCGTTCAGTCCACTACTGGTGGGCGATCGTGTGTGGGTTGAATACCCTTATTCTGGTGACTCGCGCCGACCGGTCATTGTGGGCTTCGCGCAGGATGCGAGTGGCGGCATAGCGAACGTTGCACCTGAGGCGTCCGGTAAAGGGGATCCTTATCAGCCACCAGCTGTAGAGGGTGCCCCGGACGGACCCAAACTGTCAGCAACCAAAGACTATGTATACAAGCGCAACGGGCTGATGGAGGTGCGCAGCTCCGGCGGTGGCTGGGCAATGACGCACCTGGGTAGCGGAAGTACGCTCGGCCTGAATGACAGCGGGCAGTATTATGCAATGATACAGGGCGACATGTTCCTGTTTACCGCGGGAGGTGTGAAGCAGACCATCGATGGAGATTACGAGCTGGAAGTCACTGGCAAGTACAAACTTACCGCTGGTGAGGTGGAGATAACCGCGGGAGCGGTCGCTATTAAACAGGGTTGACCCGGCACCAGCAGCATTACAAAACAAAAGGAACCAGCCAGTTCCTTTTTACCAGGTGAGGTTATCGCCTCACACGCAAATGACACTAAACTTTTATTGTCCTCTATGGTACCGTTTGCTCATCAAACAGATGAGATACGACATCCATGAAAAATAATGACCTCAACGACCCGGTTCCCGTACGCCTTATACCGTTCAAAGCCTTCCGCGCCATGATCAGCCGCGGCGAAATCGTTGAAAGCATGGTGCGCAGCGGGGACCAGGTCTGGATCCTCGGCAAAAAGCTCAACGGCAGTATTGTCGCGCTTCGGCGCACCTACGGTGGCCCCCGCACATGGGTGTGTATCGAAAGCCCTATGAAGCTGCTTGTCGGCATGGGCGCCAGCCGCATCGTTATCGAACTGAAACGCGAACAGCTGCAGTTTATAGAACTTAATGGCACCCACCTGCAGCCAGCAACCTCCCTTCCAGATGCTGAATAACCCGGAGTAACCCTCATGATTTTCGATCACTTCCGTAAGTGCGCGATTTATACCCTTAGTCGCGATGTCACATTGCGCGCAGAGGAATTAGAGAAACAATTAGCCGCTTTTGCGTTCACGCCCTGCGGCAGCCAGGATATGGGCAAAACCGGCTTTACCTCGCCATGGGGCACGCTTTCGGACAGCCTGGTGATGACCAGCGGGCATTTCATACTGTTGGCCATAAAAAGCGAGAAGAAAATCCTCCCTTCTCACGTCATTAAAAACGCACTGAGCGGGAAGATCGAAAAGCTGCAAACCGAGCAAGGCCGCAAACTCAAGAAAACAGAAAAAGACAGCCTCAAGGATGAAGTCCTGCACTCGTTACTGCCGCGCGCATTCTCGAAATTCTCCGTGAGCCATCTGCTGATCGACACCCATAATAAGCGCATTTTCACCAGCTGCAGCGGTAATGGTGCTGAGAACACTCTGGCCTTATTGCGTAAGGCGCTGGGATCCCTTCCTGTGGTGCCGCTGACCATCAAAAACCCGATTGAACTAACCCTGACTGAGTGGGTGCGCAAGGGTGGCGCTCCTGCCGGATTCACGCTGCTCAACAATGCGGAGCTGAAAGCGATCCTCGAAGACGGCGGCGTGATTCGCGCCAAGAAGCAGGAGCTGGTGAGCGACGAAATCGCAGTGCATATCGAAGCCGGCAAGCTCGTCACCAGCCTGGAGCTGGACTGGCAGGGCCGGATTAATTTAACCGTAAACGATGCCTGCTATCTGTCCCGCCTGAAGTTTGCCGATGAGCTGCGCGACCAGAACGACGATATCGATCGCGAAGACGCCGTGCACCGCCTGAATGCCGATTTTCTCCTCTTTACGGGCGAACTGTCCGCGCTGGTGAAGGACCTCATCACCGCGCTGGGAGGCGAAAGTGAACGATAAGGTACAGCTGTTTACCGGCGATTGCCTGGACGTACTCAAAACCCTGCCGGATAACTCCTTTGACTCCATTGTGACCGACCCGCCTTACGGCTTGTCTTTCATGGGAAAAAAGTGGGATTACGACGTGCCAAGCCAGGCGATATGGGAAGAGTGCTTACGCGTCCTGAAACCGGGCGGGCATCTGCTTTCTTTCGCGGGTTCGCGCACGTATCACCGCATGGTAGTACGCATTGAAGATGCAGGTTTTGAGATCCGCGACCAAATGATGTGGCTTTATGGTTCCGGTTTCCCAAAATCGCAAAACGTTGGCAAAGCAATGGTAAGTCTCAGGGGGACCGATGCCTATCCAGAGCCAACCGGTAAAGAAGAAGAATGGGATGGGATGGGAACCGCCCTCAAACCTGCCCACGAGCCGATTGTAATGGCCCGCAAACCGTTCAAAGGCACGCTGGCTAAAAACGTGCTGGCACATGGCACAGGGGCGCTGAATATCGACGCCTGCCGTGTACCGTTCGCCGGTACCGCCGATGAGCAGGAAACCAAGGGCAAGAACAGTCTCGCGAAATTTGAGACAGACAGCCCTGTCACGAAGAACTCCTATGGCCATTATGATCGGCTTCAAAAGGACTACGATGCGCCGGGCCGTTGGCCCGCCAATGTGATGCACGACGGCAGCGAGTGCGTTACCGGCCAGTTCCCCTCCAGCAGCACTACGGGAAAGCGTAAGGCATCCGAGCGCGTACAGGAAGAATCCGGGGCCACTCCATTCAAACACGGGAAAAACGCGCCGGAATACACCGATGCTGGCAGTGCCGCGCGGTTCTTCTATTGCGCCAAACCATCACCAGCTGAACGCCATCGCGGCTGCGTAAATCCCGGTCCACAATTCACTCATGGCGTCACACTGCGCCAGGTGGAAAATGCGGCCACCAGCGGCAACAACCATCCAACCGTTAAGCCAGTAAAACTCATGGTTCACCTTATCACTCTTATAACCCCGGCTTGTGGCCGAGTTCTGGATCCGTTCACCGGAAGCGGTTCAACCGGAGTGGGTGCAGTGGAAGCTGGCTTCGCCTTTACCGGCATCGAGCGAGAGGCACATTACATGGACATAACCCGCGCTCGAATCGGCTATGCGCTGCAGGAGGCCGAATGCACCAGCAACTAACCTTCGGATCGGTGTGCAGTGGCATCGAGTCGGCTAGTCTGGCCTGGGAACCGCTGGGCTGGCGCGCAGAATGGTTATCAGAGATTGCCCCCTTCCCCTCCGCCGTGCTGGCGCACCGTTACCCGGGCGTAAAAAACCTGGGTGATATGAGCAAGATTTCATCCCAAGTGCTCGCCGGAGAGATCGCAGCCCCAGACGTGCTGGTGGGAGGAACGCCCTGCCAGTCTTTTTCACTTGCCGGTAATGAGGGCAGCCTGAACGATCCTCGCGGCCAATTAACGCTTACTTTCGTGGAGCTGGCGAATGCAATCGACACAAAACGAAGGGGATCCGACCCTTCAATCATCATCTGGGAAAACGTGCCAGGTGTATTGCGTAAAGCAGACAACGCCTTCGGGTGTTTTTTATCCTCCCTGGTTGGAGAAACTGACGCTCTTGAACCAGGTTCGCGACCTGAACATGGAAAAAGCAACGAGCGCTGGGCATGGAAAAAGAAAACCGGTCAGCATATTGCGTGCTGGCCGCAGTCTGGTTGTGTTTATGGACCACAAAGACGTGTTGCCTGGCGCACCATTAACGCCGAACACTTCGGAGTCGCCCAGCGACGTCGTCGAGTCTTCGTTGTCGCAAGCGCTCGTGAGGACATCGATCCCAGCGAAATACTTTTTGAGTTCGCGCGCAGCGAGCGGGATTCTTCGGCGGGGCGCGGGCCGGAAGAGAAACTTTCCTCCAATCATGCGCCGGGCGCTGGATATGACAGTCACGGGGGAGAACTCCACTGCTTTGGCGGCGGTAACTGCTCCGGCGCCCTGAAGGTGGCCGCCACGCTCACTGCGCACGGTTACCGCCTCGATTACGACGTAGAGACGTTCGTCGTCCACCAGCTGCAGGCGGATGAAGGCGAGCCGTTTTCCGGTCTACGCCGACTGATGCCGGTAGAATATGAGCGATTGCAGGGGTTTCCTGAGGACTGGACGCGCATACCTTACAACGGCAAATCTTCTGAGCAGTGTGAAGATGCCCAGCGCTACAAAGCTGTCGGTAACTCAATCGCGGTACCGGTCATGCGCCGCCTGGGTGAATGGATACAGAGAGAGGTCCAAAATGCACGATCCGCAGGAAATGCTGATCCAGATGCTGCTATTGCTCATGTTTCAGGTGACGGCGTTAACGTCAGTGAGGCTCCTGGAATCCCTCCTGCAACAGGCCTGATCGAGGAGAAGCGCCGCCCATTCCTCAAGTGGGCAGGCGGTAAATTCAGCGTCCTGGATGAGCTGGCGAAATATTTACCTGCTGGCGAAAGATTAGTAGAGCCGTTTGTTGGGGCGGGTTCGGTATTCCTCAACTTCCGGTATCCGTCTTACCTCTCAGCAGATGTCAATGCGGATCTGGTTAACCTGTACCGCCAACTGGCCGGTAACCCGGATAGCGTGATACGCATTGCAAGGCAGCTGGTTAATGGCTGTGTAACGAACGATAAATTTCTGGCTATCAGGGATGAGTTTAATGGTCGGGAGGCTCATGCTGTGCGTCACGCCGCGCTATTTTTGGCACTCAACCGTACCTGCTTTAATGGCCTGACACGCTATAACGCCGCCGGTGTTTTCAATACGGGCTGGAACAAAAAAGACGTCGATAATTATTTCCCGGAACAAGAATTACATAGCTATGCTTCGCGCCGTGTAAACCATGAATTTCTCTGCGCGTCATTCGAGGAAACGATCTCCCGTGCCAGCGTCGGTGACGTGATTTATTGCGACCCGCCGTATGAGCCGCTGCCGGGCAAAAGCGGATTCGTAAAATACGATAAGGGCGGGTTCCACTTTGATCGCCAGGTTGAGCTGGCCGATCACCTGGTGAAAGCCCACCAGCGCGGCGCTCAGGTGGTTATCACGAACAGCGGCGCGCCTAAGATCATTGAGCTGTATACGTCGCGTGGATTCAGCGTGCATGAGCTTAAAGCCAAGCGGAACATATCCTGCAAAGGCGATACTCGTGAAATCGCGAAGGATGTTATAGCCACATTAAAACACTAAACTTTTACAAAGGCTGAGAAATGGCGCAAATAGCGACGTTAGAAAGTATATGCTCCGGGCATGGCGGGTTCGCACCCCGCCCGCCGGTTGATGCGGAGGCATTGCTGAAAATCAACGGTATCCCCGTGCTGGTGGACTCCAAACAGTACCCGGCGCACACAGATGGCAACTCTTCCCACGCCGGGCAGGCCATTTCCACCCGGCCATGGTTCACGGTGAACGGCAAAGGTGTGGTGTGCGTGGGCGATCCGGTTTCCTGCGGATCTGTTGTGGCTGTTGGTGATTCACTGGTCATGGTGGGGTAAACATGCTGGATAAAAGTAACCAAATGG